CAGCCCGGTCTGCTTGTGATAGTTAAATACCGTTATCGTACTCTGGAACATTCCGTACACCTCCTGCGTAAAGCAGATTGACGCCGTTTGCATCGGGAATGTTTGCCAGATACTTTGCGGCAATGCTGCCGATTAAGGCCGCCTGCGCCTCTGCGCTTGCGGCGGCTGCGGCGTATGTGGAGGCCGCTGCTGCGCCGTTCACGGCATAGGAGATAGATTCCCTGCCGGAAGAGATTGACGCCACAGCGCCCCTGTAGGAGCCGTCAGCGGCCTTCTGCGCGGAAGCTGCCCTCCGCTGCTCATCAATGCAGCAGAGGGCTTCAGCTATGGCACAGACAGCCTTCTTGACCTTTACGGCGTGGGCCTCAACCGTGGGAAATGCAGAGGCCAGCCGTCCGAAGGTGAGGTGATCCACCTCATCACTTGCGCGGTCAAGCCATTTGTCCGCGTTTTCGGCGGTCAGCGCGTCACCGTAGAAGGTGCCGGTATAGAAAGTGTGGTCTGCGTATGCCATAGCCGGACCTCCTTATTCAGCGTTTTTCCCGGCCGTTGCAGCGGGCTTCTTAGCCGGTTTAGGGGCTTCAGGAGCCGGAGCGGCGGCCTTCACTGTGACCTTTTCGTAGTTCGGGGACGCCTCCATCATTTCAACGGTGGAGGCGTCCTTCACCTCTACGAAGTTGCCGGATTTCAGGTTTTTGAACAGCATAGCTGTTTCCTCCCTTCCGGCTTAGGCCATAGTGTAGTAGGTGGTGTTCTGTGCGAAGGCCTGAATGTCGGCCACCGTGTACACACCGTTGTTTTCGGTGTAGTAGGTCTGGGTGGCGCTGAAGGTCGCACCGGCGGCAACGGCGGTGAACACGCCCTTCGTGAAAATCAGGTCGGGGGTGACAACCTTCGTGCCGTAGTGGTAGAACAGCTCAATGCCGTAGGCGCTGGAGAGAGGGATCTTCTCAGCAACGTACTGATCGGCCATGACGGGCTGAGCCACAGCGCCGTCCACCAGCAGGAGGTAGTCACGGCCAGCGGGCAGATGGACGCAGGAATAGGCGCGGACGCCGTGCCACACGTTGAATTCCTCAGCGGCGGTATCAACGTTGGCGTTGTTGGTCTGCCGGTCGAGGTCATTGCGGATCTTGCCGTAATACTTCGGGGACAGAACGAGGTGCATCATGGAGCGGGGAACGCCGTCCACAAAGTCATTCTGGGTGGTTTCGCACTCCTGAATGATCGCTTCCAGCTCTTCCGCAACAGTGCTGTAACCGGAGAGGTTCAGCGCGTTTGCGGCGCTGCCAGCAGCAGCGAAGAAAGCGCTGTCCAGCTCAGCGGCCATGCGCAGGACGTGGTTTGCGGCGCGGCGGTCCAGAACGCCGTCAACGCCGTACAGGCGAACGTCCTTCTCTTCCAGCTCTTCCACGATCTCCTTGTCGGTGTCGATGGAAACGGTGACGGGCTTAGCCTTCACAGCGTCGCCCTTACCGGCGGTACGCGCAGTGCCGTAGGCCTTAGAGGTGGCGTTGACAAAACGCTTCGCCTCCACGGAGCCAGAAACGGGATCGCCGGACAGGTCCATGTTCTTCATGCCGGTGGAAACAAGAGCCTTCTGGACGCCCTCAATGACGCGGCCATACAGCTCAGCGAGGTAATCCTTGCCGGTGGTATCCAGCAGGATATTCAGTGCAGTAATGCGGGGCATTGTTCATCTTCCTTTCTGTGATTAAAAGATTTTCGGAGGCGTGTACTTCGCCGCGCCCTGACTGCCGCCTTCGTCGCCAGTGGGGCCGGTGAAAGTAGGTGCCTTCTTCTCAGCGGCAGCCTGCTTCTCAGCGGCGGCCTTTTCCTCTGCCGTCTGATACAGGGCGGGGTCCTCAGCTTTGGCGGCCTTCATGTAGTCGTCGAAGCCGTAGAAAATGGCGGGCTTGCCGTCTTTCGCGGGCTGCCACTTCAGGCCGGCGCCTTCGGCCATAACCTCTGCGGTGATCTGCCGACGGGCCAGCGGGGACTTCACGCCGTATTCATCCAGCTTTGCGGTGAGCCAGTCCTTCTGATCGCGGGTGGTGATTTCGCGGGTAAATTTCTTCTCCGCTTCCTCAGCCTGCGTCTTGTAGTTCTGAAGCTCAGTCTGAATCTGCTCAGGGTCGATACCCTCAAACTTCTTCAGAGTGTCGTTTGCGGTACCAAGCTGGGACTGAAGGCCGTCACGCTCAGTGGTGAGCGCGGCAATCTCTTTGTCCTTAGCTGCGGCGACGGTGGCCTTCGCGTTCTCAATGTCCTTGCCGTTGATAGCAAGGATCTGAGTTGCTACTTCCTCCGTGATACCGAGTGCCGTGAGTTCTGCGGTTTTCATAGGTGAATACCTCCTTCAACGATTAGGCTTTTTAGGACGTTGCCGTGTCCATCGTTCCGGTCATTATTAGGACCGCCGGTAGTCCAGTTGTACCCTTGCCGGATCATTGCACCGGCAAGAGGGCATATAGAAAGCAGAGCCGGTGAAGGCTCTGCTTTGCAGGTTTATTTAGAAGCAGCGCGGGCCGCTGCTATTGATTTTTTGGCGTCGTCACGGGTCCACTGCGCAATCTGTATGCGGTCTGCAAGGCGCTTGAGGCCGTACTTGTCGCAGAAGTTGTTATAGACAATGTTCTGCTTTTCCAGCAGCTTTGCCGCCTTCTGATATTCGCCCTCAAGTGTAGCTTTCGCCGCCGGGTCCTCAGCGCCCTCAATCGCTTGCCGAAGGCCTACCAGCTTTACCTTTGTCTGTCTGATCCTGCGCTCCTGCGCCCGCTGCTTTTGCGACAGGTCATAGGCTTTTTTATTCTCTTCGGCATCAAAGTCCTTGAAGGGGTTGTGCCGAAGGTCGCCGGGGCCGAAGCTGTGACGGCAATTCCAGCCGCACAGGCCTTCACCCGTGCCGTAGCCGGTGCTTTCAAGGAAATTCGGCAGGCCGGGTGTTCTGCCGGTCCTGCTGTAGAATTTCCCTTGCCACCACGCATGATTTCCGGGATTGTTCCCGCCGTCGCCGTATCGTGCGCCCAGATGCGCGGATACAAGCACAACGTCCCAATCCCGTTCTTCCATGCCCTTGACAGCCATATTGCCGGACGCCTGCGCAACGCCGGTACGGACAGCCCGCAGCACAGCGGTTTCTATGGTGTCAACGTGGCCGGTGGGGTATCTCACCTTCGTCTGCTCACTGACGATGCTATCAAGGGCCTCCTGAACGGCCTGCGTATAAGAGGCCGCGCCGGAAGCTACCTTGAAATGCGCTTCGTCCAGCACCGTTATAAGGCGCTGCTGACTTGCTTGAGCGGTTGTCCGGGTGAAGTTGTGGACCGTTCCCGCCGTCCGCTGGTAGGTGTCCTCAAGCAGCCGTATCATGCCCTCAGACTGTGTGAGGCTCAGGGCTTCAAGCCCATGCTCCGTATAGAAATTGCTGTCATAGGCAAGCGTCTTGATACCGGCGTCCTCAAAGATCCGTCTGATTTCAGCGTCTGAAGTTTTCGTCCAGCGGGCAATCTCACGCTGTACGGCCTCCAAGTGGCCGCCTGCGGCTTGATATACCTGAAGCTGCCAGTCGTCCGTGCCGGTCAAATAGAAATCGCCGCGCCCTATGCGGGCCATGACGCGCTTTATAAGGTCTTTGGTGATCCAGATATTCAGCTCATCAATGGTAGGATAGAGCGTTTCCACAATGTCAAGGATCTGCTGAGGTGTCAGCATAGCCGCACCTCCTATTCAGCTCCAAACAGGGCCGCCTTTTCCATTTGCGCCGCTTCGGCCTCAGCGGTCAAGGCTTTTGCTTCCTCTTCGCTCATGCCCTCAAACTTGACGAAGTACAGCCACTTAGGCACCCAGCCCTGCATAGCGTAGGTACGCCACGCGGCCTTGTCCTCTTCGTAGTTGTAGGTAATGTCACCGAAGTTGAAATTCACCTCATACGGCCCAATCGGGGCGAGGCCGTACAGAGTGATAAGAGCGTCCGCGCCGTAAATCGCCTGTTCCAGCGCGTCCTTCAGCGCGTCACGGTCCGTCTTGATGGTCTGAATGGTGTCCCGGTCGTCGGCCTCCACCTGCGTTGCGGTAATCATGCCGGTCTGACCGTCCATGACGAAAACGCCCTCAGAGAAGCCGCACTTCACACCCGCCATAGACAGGTTGAAGTTAATATCCTTGATACGCTGATCCGTCAGCATGGTAGGTACGTGTTCATGTACCGCCGAGGTTTCTGTATCACTCAGGCCCATGCCGAGGCCCTTCACGAAGCGCGGCAGCTCAATTTCTCTGTTCTGCGCGTTCTGGATAAGGGCCTGACCGACGAAGGTAATATGCTTGCTGTCCTCAACCTCCGTGTTTTTCCGGCTGATAGCAATATCAAGCGCCTTCAGCTCAGTCAAGGCGTTTGCAAACACGGACAGGCCCAGCGGAGAGGCCGGGTCAATGGTGTTCGCGCCGGGGACGCGGTAGTATGAGAAAAGGGGCGCTTCAAGGTTGGCAATCGTGACCTCCGGGGCCATGTGCGCCCAAGCGTCAACCTTTGTGAGCGGGACTTCAGCGCCCAGCGTGACTTCACCTCTTGCGCTGAGCTGATTCTTGAAGGCCTTGTTGCTGATCTTGTAGAGCTTGCCGCCCTCCGTGGCGTTGCCGTCGAAGCGGTGATACTCAAGGCGGGTATAGTGGGCGCTGCCCTGCGAAGTGTGCGAGGCAAAAATAGCACCTACGATTTCGCCGTTGTCGTCCTTCGCCGTAATGCCGAAGTTACCCGGCAGAATGTAGTCCCACGTTTCGCCGTTCCACTTAATCATAAGGCCGCCCAGCCGATCAGCCTCTGCGATTCTGTCAGGCAGGCGCTTCAAAAGGTCGTCGGCCAGCTCTTGCAGGTAGTCCGCACGGGGAGAGCCGGAAACGGCAATACCAATATCAAGCGTCGTCAGCTTTGCGCGGGTGTCGCTGATATGCTTTGCCATGTTGACGGTTTCGATTTCATCTTCAGCGTTCAGCCACGGGGGCTTCCCGGTAGAGATGCGGTCCCAATTTTTCAAGGCGGTGTTCATTTCAGAGGATGAAATGAGTTCAACGCCGAACACTTTTTCAATGTCAGTGCCGCTATTTACAAAGAGCATTTTGATCCTCCTTAGCAGGCGCGTAAAAAAATTCATTTCATCACCGCCTTAGACTATCCACTTCAATTCACTTCTCAGGGCGGTACGGCAGAAGTACCTGAGCTGGTCCATGGAGTGGTCGTTTTCTTTGATAACGGCGTCCTCAACGCTGTCCTCATCCCATGAGTAGGTTTCAAATTCCTCAAAGGTGCTTTTGCAGCTCCGATGGAAGTACAGCACACCGGCGTTGAGGAATTTTGTCACGTCCTGAATACCGTTGATAACGTCGTTGTCGGCCTTCACGACAAGGAATTTGCCGTATTTCTGGATTGTTTCAATCATTGAGCTTGCCGAAGGGTCAATGATGATGTATTCAATCGGGTAGTCGCCTATCAGCTCACAGAGCATTTTATAATAGGCTTCGTTGTCCACACGGTTGTTGCTGCCGCCCTTGTAGTACAGCTCCTTCACCATGACGGCCTTCTGCTCCGAGGGGCTATAGTCATACAGGCCAGCCGCAAAGGGGTTGACGGTGCCATAGTCCACAGAAACGTAGTACCGGTGCCGGGGGCTGCGCTCAGGCACATTCCTGACAACGTGGGCCTCACGATTGAACATAGGATAGACAAGGCCTTCAGCCTTCACCCACAAGCCCAGAATATAGCGCCGGTAGAAAACGCCGGTGTACATTCCCTCATAGCGGGCCTTGATTTCAGGCGCAAGGCTCAGGTTGTCGTCCATTGTGAAGTGAAGATAAAGAATATTGCGCTCCCGCGCCTTCTTGATCCACTCCGTATAAAACCAGTGGCCGGGGTTTTCCGGGTTGCAGTTAAACCAAAACTTAGATCCGGCCACGCTGCAACGCGCCATAGCCTGCTCCACGAAGGACCGAGGCATAAGCGCCACCTCATCGAAGAGGACGCCCGCAAGCGTGATGCCCTGTACCAGCGTGTAGCTTGATTCGTCCTTGCCGCCGAACAGGTAGTATGTGTTCGTCGTCGTGCCGGACGTTATAATCAGCTTGTTTTCGCTGCGGCGCTCTACGATGCTGAAAATACCCTCAAGCCACTGAGGCATGAGGGTGATAACATTGCGGCGTAAACTCTCTATGGTCTTGCCGCATATAGCAAAATTCTGTCCGCTGAAGCTGCTCATGCTCCACAGGATGAAGCCGTCAGTCATTGAAACGGTCTTGCCGCTACGGATTGAGCCGTCACAGATGATACCGTCACAGTCCTTGTACTTAGGTCTGTTCCACCACGTCAGCGTCAGATTCTGCCTCTTGCTGAAGCTCTGGTATATCATCCGCGTCAATGTCCTCCTTTGTCCCATTGATAAGCGCGTCAAGCAGGTTGTTTTCCTTCACGGGGCCGCCGAGGCCGCTTTCACCCATGAGGTCAAGGTAAAGCTGGATCGCATAGGTGTTGCCGCCCTGCGCTGCCTTCATAATAGCGTCAGCTATCAAGGTTTTTTGCGTCAGGTCGGCTTCCTCAATGCCCAGCCGCTTCAGACGGCCCCTGCGCTTTTTATCGGTGATAGGAAGGTCGGAATAGATCTGAAGCAGCTCAGTCATAAGTTTCTGCTGCCGCTTCTTTTCCTGTACCGCTTTACCACCTGCGGAGCGGATAGCGTGAGCCTCTTCTTCACTGCGCTCAGTCAGAGGGATCAAGTGCTTGTCTTGCGGTCTGCTCACGTTTCACACCTCCTATCCGGTAGTCTTGCCCTCCTTATGATTTGGCCTTCGTATAGGAATACGTATAGCCGTACTTCTTCTGATTCGCCTTCAGCCAGCGGGAAACGGCGTCGTTGTAGTCCTTGCCGCTGAGCTTCGCGCTGTTCACGCCCTTGATAAAGCCGGAAGCGTCGAAGTGACCGCCCTTCACAAAGGAATAAGTACCGGCATATTTGGCCGTGTCCTCTCCACGGCCTGCGCGGGTACTGACGGCCACAATGCCGCGCCGGGTACCCATTGCGGTATTGATAACGTCCTCCTTGCTGAAGTTCGGCCAGCCCGCCGCCGGGTGATTGTGAAGGGCAATTTCGCTGCCGTTGCCGGTCAAGCCGGAAATGCTGGTGGCGTTGCCGTGAAGGTACTTCGTGGCGAAGCCCTGAGCGTCCACCACTACACCGTGTTCCTCTGCGGCGCTGCCGTGGGCCTCAGTAAAGGCCCGGAGCATATCTTCATAGGTCCGGTTGACGTTTACCTTCACATTCATGCGAGCGGGAAGGTCTGCCTTTGTTTCATCCTTGCCGTTGCCGCCACCTGCGGAGGGCCAGCCGCCGGAAAAGCCCATGCCGGAGCTGCTGCCCCTGCCGCCGTGTTCCACCGGGAAGGTGATCTCCGTCCAGTCGGCCACACGTGCTTCAAGGGTCTTGCCGTCAATCTCATAGGCGAGGGCTTCATCAAGGCTGTTGAACGTCGCAAGGGTCTTACCGGTTGCAAGGCTGTACAGCTCAAGCGGATCACGCAGCAGCACCACCTTGTCCGTAGCATATACGCCGTTCAGGCGCTTGAAGTCGCGCTTGAATTTCTCAATTTTCATACTGTTTCACCTCTTTTGGGCATAAAAATACCGCCACCGGAAAACCGGTGACGGTTGAAAAGAAGCGGTTTACTTCTTTTTAGGGGTTTTGCCCTTGCCTCCGTCTTTGGGGGTCAAGAGCTTTTCGGGCTTGATCCCACCACAATCTGCGGGGGCCTTGCCCTTCGTGGGCTTCGGAGCCTTGCTTTTTTCGGCCATTTACTTTGACCTCCTTTCAAGGGTGTAATGATAGCCGTAGAGCTTTTGCCCAGCTCTCAGGGAATTATGCTCAGACACAAGGTAGGCATTGAAAGCCTTATTTGCGGCGGCGTTATAGTCTTTCCAGCTCATGCCGCCGGACCTGTAGGAGCTGTTCAGCCCGCTCATAGCCTGCTTGTAGGCGGCTCTGTTTTTGGAATTCTCACTTGTGAAATACTGCTTGAAGCCCTTGCCGTCAAAGCCCTTCAACTTCGATATGCTATAGGTGCCTTCAGACGCCGTAGCTCTGTACGTAGTCTGATTATAATTCACAAAGTTATTCAGATCGCCGGTTGAGAACGTACCGCCCAGCGTCCCATTCTCATTACCGGAACGCGGGTGATTGTGTGACATTGCCTCTGCGGTCTGACGTGCGTGAAGCGTTGCCCGGACAGATCCTTTGCCGCCCTTGTTCTCTTCAATAATATTCCCGTTTGCGTCCACAAAACGGGAAAACTCAATCTTGTTTTTGTAGCGCTTGTCCTCAAATTCTTCTATGGCCGTCCTGACCTTGCCGGTCAAGTTAGGGTCTTTGCCGCCGTAATGCAGCGGAGAGCCGGACAGGTCAATGTCCTTGCCGTCAGAGCCTACAGCGGACACGGCAATATCAGAAGAACGGGAATAGCTGCCGCCTCTACCGCCCATTATACCACACCTCCCGTTGAATTACCACCGTTTACCCGCTTTTTCAAGCCCTCCTGAAAGGTCATAACCGGGATAATGGTATTACCGGCGCACTCATCCGGGATAAAGCCGTAAAAGAGGATCGCGGAGGGCTTCAGGCGGGCCAGCATTTCACGGTATCCCGCCAGAAACAGACGGCGGGCGTCGCTGTTCATCTGCGTACCCACAGAGGAAACGGCCACAACGCCGCCTTCAGGCTCACCGTCAAAGCACCACTCAAAACTTGCTTCGTCGCTCCATGAAATGGTAGGAATGACCGTGATCCCGTGCATTTGCCAGTATGCGCCCAGCCAGTGCTTGCGGTAGTGATTATATATCTGAATGGCCTTCGGGAAGTCCGTGTATGTGGAAAAGTCCGGTGTACAGACGCACCGGAAACGGCCCAGAAGGTCAAGGTATGCGTCCGGCTGCGTCCACAGGCGGGTGAATTGATAATCGTCAATGAAGAAGTGAATACCCTTGTCCTGCGGGGCCTTGCAGCTTTTGGCATAGTTGAAGCCGATATAGCTATCAGCCGTTATATCAGTAGGAAGCAGGCGCGGAACGTCAAAGATACCCGTACCGTCAAATATTACTTTATTCAGATTTTCATAATTGCGTCCCTGCCGGTATATCAACGTCCGCGCCTCCTATTCTCAAAAATGAAACGGGATTTTCAGGCACGGGCAGCGAGGCCGGAGGCTGAGCCTTGCGCCGCCTCTCACGTGTCTGAAAATCCACGCTAACATTCTATCACGCTTTATCCGAACATACCGAACAAAACGGACAGAGGCTTTATTTTTCTGCTGCGAGATACCGGTTGCAGGCCATACGTACACTGTCCTCAGTGTTCCCGCCGCCGATGTGCATAGCCACCTGATACCACGTCAGGCCGTTGATAAAGCGCAGCGTGAATATCTGCCGGGTCAAGCTGTCCGGTATATCTGCTATGTACCGTTCAAGGCGGCTGCGCTCATGGATACATTGCTGCTGCTTCGCGGCAATGATTGCTTTCAGGTCCACGATTTCAGCCACCATGCGGGCCAGAGCGTCACCATAGCCGGGGCTGCGGGGCATACCGTCCAGCTTTTGGGCCTTCGGGGCCGAGGCCATAGCCTCAAGCTCCCGTAGGCGCTCCATATCCATTTCTATTTCACGATTCAGCCAGTAGAGCTGAGATAGTTCTTTCTTTGTCATGCTGCTGCCTCCTTCGCGTTTCTGATCCTGACCTTTAGAGCCTCAAGCAAGCTGTCCTGAACGTCTGCTTTACCGCTCAGAGATTTTATAACGTCCTCATCCGTGCCGCCCTGCACAAGCAGATGATGCACGATAACCGGGAAGGGCTGCCCCTGCCGATGAAGGCGCTTGTTGGTCTGCTGGTACAGCTCAAGACTATCATTTAGTCCAAACCAAATAATGTGATGGCCGCCCTCCTGAAGATTCAGGCCATACCCGCAAGAAGCCGGTTGCACAAGCAGCAGGTCAATCTGTCCGGCGTTCCATTCATCTTCTTGCTTTTTCCCTTCGTACACGGCCACGCGCAGAGGTGTAGCTTTCAAGGCCTCCTGCAAGCGGGCCAGATCATGCCGAAAATTGTAACAGATAACGGCGTGCTGCCCGTTGAGCTGTTCCACAGTTTCCAGCAGGGCTTCAATCTTGCAGTCATGCACCGTGACGACGTTCCCTTCCTCATCGTACACAGCACCGTTGCAGAGCTGCAAGAGCTTCCCGCGCAGCGTGGCAGCGGTCCCGGCGGTGATAACCGTTTCGTCGTCCACCTGAAGCAGCGTGTCCCGCTCAAGGCGGTCATAGGCCTTTTGTGCTGCGGGGTCCAGCATAACGGGAATATCGTTGTACACCAGCTCAGGAAGCTCAAGGTAGTCCTCAGCCTTCATGCTGATGCAAATATCAGAAATGCGGTTGTAGATTTCATCCGCTGCGCCCATCTTCGGGGCATAGCTGAAGATCGTTGTGCGGCTGCGCTTGTCCGGCACAAAGTAGGCGTCCCGGTAGGAAGTGATTGTGCGGCCCAGCCGTTTACCACAGTCCAGAAGAAACACCTGCGCCCACAGATCCATAAGCCCACGTGAAGTAGGCGTACCCGTCAGCTCCACAATGCGGGAGATCCGGGAGCGTACCAGCTTCAGGGCCTTGAAGCGTTTTGCCCGATGATTCTTGAAGCTGCTGCTTTCGTCGATCACCACCATATCAAAGGGCCAGTCCCGGCCATAGTGATTGACAAGCCACTGCGTATTTTCCCGGTTTATCATGTAAATATCGGCGGTGGCGTCCAGAGCGCGGAGGCGCTGCGAGGCCGTACCGAGGACAAAAGAGAAGCGGAGGCCGTTGAGCTGTTTCCACTTTGCCGCCTCTTTGCTCCATGTGGATTCAGCTACCTTCTTCGGAGCTATGATAAGGACCTTCTGAACGCACCACATTTCATACTTCAGGCGCTTGATTGCAGACAGCGTGATAGCCGTTTTACCGAGGCCCATATCTAAGAAAAGGCCGATTGCCGGGTCTGTACAGATCCGGTCAATGCAGTAGTCCTGATAGTTATGTGGCACAAAGTCCTTCAAGCTCAAGCACCTCCTTACACCTCATTCTGATTGCCTCTATCTGCTCAGTGGTATTCACGGCAGAAAAGACTTCAAAGCCCAGCTTCCGCAGCAGCCCTTGAACGTAAAGCTGCCTTTTGCGTTCTTTTTTACCCGGCTTCTTCAGCTCTACGAAAATAACGTGAGCGCCGGGAAGCAGTATCAGTCTATCGGGAACGCCGGTGAAGCCGGGGCATACAAGTTTCAAACAAAGAACACCGTTCTTCAGGCTCTTGATACGGTCTTTGAATTTGTGTTCTATTTCGCTCTCAAGCACCCGTAAAACCTCCTTTGTAACACTTTCGGGGTATTTTCCTATAATTCCCGTATACATAGGCGCTATGACGGAAAATCCCTCATAGCCTCTTTATTGGAGGGGGTCTATAGGAATTTTATGTTACAATGTTACAAAACCTCAGAAGCCTTGATTTTTCAGGCGTTTCGGCTGTAACATTCCTTGTAACATTGACGTTACAATGTTACAGGGCCTTGTAACATTTCAGCCCTTCAGCGGGGCCTTGTAACAGTTGAATGTTACAAGGCTTTTTACCGCCGAACAAAGCCGCGCTGGACGCTGTACGGGCCGACGCGGATCACTGTTTCAGAGCGCCGCCAGTCCTTCAGCCGTGCCAGTATCGCGTTGATTTCCCGCGTGTCTGCGGGCTTCATATCCTTGATGTTGCCGTTGAACAATTCGCACCAAACTTCCACGGCAGAGATCCGGTCACGGTCCACAAGCTCAAGCTCCTGCCCGTCCGGTGTCCGTGTAGCTCCGCACCAGTAGTCCCGCCGCCGGTCAATCGGCCACTTCTGCCAGTCAGCCGGTACCTGCTTCTCCACAAAGGCTTCAATGAGGCCTTCACGCACGGAGATTTCGCGGTGTTCCTCCTGCTTGAGCTTCGCTTCCTCTTCCACCATGCCGGACAGGTAGAGCTGTTCGCCGGACTGCCAGCGGGCCTTTGCTTCGGCCCAGAGCTGCGTGATAACGTCGTCGGTCAGGTCCTTCCACACGGTCAGCTTGTGGGGCTGTTCGCCCACGTCCACGGGCCAGAAGCGCCGGTTGCCGGTGGTGTCCTGAAGGAAGTCGGTTGTATTCGTGCTGCCGAAGAACACACAGCAGCGGGGCAGCTCTTTGACGTGGCGGCCATACGCAGCGCGGTAGCGGTCAGCCCGGAGGGACAGAAACTGCTTGATGCGGGCAACGTCCGTGCGCCGGAAGGCGTCAAGCTCAGATACCTCTACCAGCCACACACCCTGCAAAAGCTCAGAGGCGTCTTTCCCTTCAAAGGTCCTGATGCTGTCGTTAAACCATCCCTTGCTCATCTTGTCCAGCAGGGTACTCTTGCCTATGCCCTGCGGGCCGGAGAGGATCAGCATATTATCAAACTTGCACCCCGGCTGCATGGCGCGGGCGATTGCGGCGGTAAAGGCCTTGCGGCACACAGCGCGGTTGTAGGCCGTGTCCTTCGCACCCAGATAGTCAATGAAGAGCGTATCCAGACGGGCCACACCGTCCCACGCAAGGCCGCTGATGAAGTCCTGCACCTCATTGAAGGCGTGTTCGGAGGCGTGAATATCAAGGGCGCTGTCAATGTTCCCGCGTGAGGTGATGCCCCAGAAGCGTTCCATGTACCAGTACAGGCCGTTGCTGTCCGTGTCGGACCACAGGCGGCGGGCGGTGGACTTTTCCCACGGGAGAGCGCCCAGCACTTCACCGCGTCCGGCAAACTTATTGAGGGCGAATTTGCCCTTCAGCAGAGGATCACCGTCAAGGATAATCAGCACATTGTCAATGGTGCTTTTTACCTTGCCGTCCTGCGTCCGCTGAAGCTGCTCAGCCCATTTGCCTTCATCGTCGGTGTCGGGGTCCGGCTCCCGGCCCATGCCCTCAAATTCCTTCATGGCCTGCTCATGCTGCTCACGGTTGAGGGTGGCGACGGTGGCCTTGTCGGTCAAGGCCAGATCACACATAGCCTTGTAGGAAGGCAGCTTGACAACCGGCGTATCCGGCGCTGCGCTGTCATCCTTTTCTCCGAACTTGTGTAGCCGCACCAAGTCAAAGGCGTTCACCAGCCTGCCGCTGCACGGGTCAGTCGCGTGATGCGAGTAGAGGAATTTGCCGCCGTCGTAGATGATAGCGCCGCCGGTGGTGCTGCCGCCCAGATAGGTGAAGCGGTCAGGGTCGCCGTCCACGGGGTCATAGATTTTTGGCAAGAAGGCGTCCATAGCGGCCAGCACGTCATAGGTCCGGCAGAAGGCACCGACAACGCCGTTTTTCTCCGTTGGGTCGCCCTGCTTCATTGCCAGCTTCTGATAGCTCACGGCGTTGGGGACCTGCGGCCAGCTCAGGAAGTTGTGCCAGTCAACGTATGTACCCAGCAGGAAGTCCGCAGAGATCAGCGGGGCGTCCTTGACCTTGTAGACGTACTCACTATCGGAGCAGCAGGAAGGCCAGTACATGAGGCGGCACGTTTCAAAGGTGGTCGGGTCGGCCATTGCAATACCGATATGGGCCGCCACCCGGCGGGCGCAAGGCTCATATTCGTCAGGCGTCACGGTCCGGTCAAAAGGCACCACAACGCGCAGGCGGGGCGCACCGGGCGTATGCTTGCGGGTGGAGTAAATGCAGTAGCTGCAATCCAGCGCGTCCATTTTCTCTACCACAAGATCCGTCTGCCAGCCGGGGACGTTATCAAAGTCAAGGGTGATAATGTCACGGCCTACCATGTTGTTTGCCTTGCGGCGCTGCCCGTTCAGAGAGCCGCCCACAAAGCCGCCCACGTCCTTCAGGTCGTCCTGCTGCGCCTTCTTCATGTGAAGGTACTCTTGCAGGGTTTCCGTGCCTCTGACGGGCGTGGACAGGCGCGTGTACAGCTCAGATACGGTCAGCGTTGTCTGCTTCCATATCAAATCACGGCGGCTGTTGCCGGTGGAGATAATGATTTGTCTATCGTATTTCATAGCGGTTGCTCCTGTTCATGGGCATTGCCCGGCGTGTAGCTTGTCACGCCATTTCATCCGTCAGCCGTCCAATGAGCCGGTTGAGCTTTTCACTGCGCAGCCGGTCTACCTCAGCGCGGTTGTGGAAAATAATCTTGAGCTGTTCAAGCATGATTTCCACGTCGGCAATTTCCTCTGAAATAGCGGTGACGTTTTTTCCACCGCGAATATTCTTTGAAAGCTCCTTCGTCAGCTCAGCCATTTCCTCCATAGCCATGATAAGCTGAGAGTGCTTCCCGTAGGTACTGACGGCAGCGGCGTAGGCGTCCCGCCGGATCGGCGCAGTTGCCGCTTGCAGCTTTACACTAAGGTCGTCCTTTTCATGGATCTGCTTGCGCAGCTCTTCTTTGAGCGCGGCCATTTCGTGGAACTGCTCTTGACGGGCAGCTTCCGATTTTGTCAAAGCCCTCTCCAATTCATCTTTTGTCACTTGAATACCCTCCCTGTCTTTTTGTCGCGGATCTCAATGCGGCTTACCAGCTCAAAGCCGCTGTTTCTGATGATGTACTTCAGCACCTTAATGAGAGTGTTTACCTCCCGCTCAAGGGCGTTTTCTTCTTCAATGATGGACTTCAGGCCCAGATACGCCGTGGGATCTGAATAGCCCTCACTGTTTCTGCGTGGGTTGTTATTTGCCATAGCTGCGGCCTCCTACGAACTTACCTCAATGACGGCGGTAGGATAGTCGCGGCAGTTATCGGCAATCTTCATAAGGAATTCAATGGTGGATTCCACCGTACCCCATTTGTTATCAGGCTCAAACTGTCTGAAGCGCTGCGGGTTTTGCCTCAGTGTTTCGATGCCCTGAACAAGTACCGGGTACATATCCGCGCACTTCTTGCCGTCCCATTCGGACGGGTAGGAGCCGCAGACTTCCTTAATCATTGTGGCGGTGTTGGAAGTGTGGTTGATCCAGTCGGCACCCACGTACACCCACTGATCCACGCCTTCCAGCTTCGCCTTGAAGCTCACGTCATAGCTCATGTGATTTCCTCCGTTTCACCGTATTTCTTACGGAGTATATCAAGGATCTTCGGGCAGTCAGTTACCCGGCACGGGCAATCCGTCCAGCCCTCCGTATCCTCATTTCGTGTGGAGTGTTCACAGTCACAGCAGTAGGCGTCGTCTATGTATTCCTCAATGCTGTCCCATGTGAATTCACATTCCACCTCAGCGCAATAGTCCATTTCCAGCAGGTGGCACTGTACGTGAAGGGCGCGGCTGAAGAAGTCACCCTCCCATTTACCGTTTTCGCGGTAATACAGCTCTCCCGGCTGAATATCCTTGCCGCACATTTCGCAGACGTGCTTCTTCCGGGCTTTTACTTTTGCCTCAGAATAAAACTCCATGCTCACTGTGTAGCTCCTTCCTTCTCTGCGTTCCATGCCGCAACGTCAACGCCGATCTCCTTCAGCTTCATATCGGCCAGCCAAGCGCCACTATCGGGCATTTCGTAGTGTTCAATCAGTTTATCGTGTTCGGCACTGAAGGCGTCATAGAAGCGGCGCAGGCGCTTCTTGCCGAAGCCCAGATGAGTATGCAGCACGTACAGCACCATAGCGTCAAAGTCGTTGGCGTGCTGCCGGTCAGCCTCTGCAATCTGCCGGTTGATTTCCAGCTCCATTGCCTTACGCTCTTTCGCGGTCAGGTCAGCACCATAGACCTTGCCCTTGAACTGTTTAACTCTCATGCTTGCCTACCTTTTCCGGGGTAAACATTTCAGGGTTGTCCTGAATTACCATGTACAGGGCCTGCGCCAGCTCATCAACGCGCTTTTCGTCATGGTCCTTGTAGCCCAGATGTTCAAGGATACCGTGAGTGACTTCGTGGAGGAAGTCAGCCTCCATTTTGCCCTGAGCCTGCGGGCTGACGCGGATAACAAGGTCACTGTAGATGATTTCAGCGGACACGTTGTTGATGCCGAGGTCCATCTTGTTTGTGATCTCTACGGTATAGACCTTACCGCCGATCTTGATTTTCTCCGGGATTTTCATGCAGTTTCCTCCTGATCTGTTCCGCAGTTTTCCGGTACTTTTGAGGCAGCGGGAAAACGGTTATCAGCGTTTCATTGTGGAAGATATAGACGTTATCACAGTAGATCCGCACATTGTTTGCCGTCTGATTCTTCCAGTACAGGGCAGTTATGTAGCGGTGCAAGCTGCCGCTTGTATCACTGTGACGGATACCCATTTGCAGGGCCTTGTCTGCGTTCTTCTCTGAAATACGCTTTGAAATGCCGAGGCGTTCTTTCGTTCTCCGCGCTGCGTGATTTGTAACGCGGGCCATCTGTCCCACCTCCTGATTGCTCCAATTAGGGTTTTGCTGGTGTAACTTTCATGGGCCAGCGGCCCGCCTCACAGTCCGGGCAGACCTGCCGCCCTTCAGGAATGATAGCGCCGCACATGACACAGGTATTGTCCGGCGGGGTTGCGGTGTTCTTCGCGGCAATCTCTCCGGCGCAGGCAGCGTAACCGGCAAGGTCAACGAAGCTGTCAGGGCTTGAGCCGGTGGCAATGCGGGCCACCTTGAGCAGCGCCATCATAGCCGCCACGTCCTTTGCGTCAATCCGGTTGACGCCCATCACCTTTGCCAGCTCCGGGTGAGCTGCGCGGAGGTAGACGCCCCACAGAAGGCCGATAGTAGAGAAGTTGTCCTCCGGCTTGCCGTAGTCCTGTTCGCGTTCACCGCAGACACAGACGCGGGCAGCCTCCAAAATCTCAGCTCTATTCATCGTCAGCAGCCTCCGTATCTCCAAACATACCGAGCTTTACGCCCAGCTCAACGGCGGCTTCTATGACGGTGAACAGGTCCTTGCCTGACATTGCCACCATATCTGCCGTGACGGTTATACTCTCAGCGGAAGGGTCGCCTTCAATGTGAAAGACCAGTCCCTTCTTCAGCTCCTTTGTAGAGCCGTCGTCATAGGTGATTGTGATTTTCTCAGCGTTTTTATCCATGTTGGACACCTCTCTTTCAGATCCGGTAGGACAGTAGCAGCAGGATTGCTGCCGCTACTGCGCCGGTCAGGTCCAGATAGCCGCGCCGCTCCGTGCTTGCGCTCATGGTCGCAAGGAAGAAGAACGTGCTGACTACCAGCAGAATAATTCTTGTAGCAAGGATCATGTGATACCTCCAAACTCAGAAGGGCCGATGCCTCTAAGCCGGTTTGCGTGTTTCGCATAGCAATCCGGGCAGAGGTCCCACCAGTCACCGCCGGTATCCCGGACGGAGCGCCAGCCGTTCTGTTTCTTGCTGTCTACCGCGTCCTCAAAAGAGAACTCTTCCGGCAGCTCAGCGCCGCACATATCACAGGTGGGTGTGTATGCGTCAGCGAAGCGCTCAATAGCCATGCTCAGCCCTCCGCGTCGTTTTCATCAATAGGCCCTTCGTCGATCACAGCGGCGATTTGCTCAATGTCGACGTAGAGCGGCCTATTCAATGAAATGTTTGTCAGGCTGTAGGCGGTGATTGTACCGCCTACTGTGGTAGTCTTTGCGTTCTCACAGTGGACGATAAAATCACACCCGTTTTTCAGTATGAAGCGTACTCTGTGCTGCATATCTCAGCCCTCCGGGTCAATGTCGTCAAAGAGGACCGGGATCTTCTCTTGCAGCTCCTTCAGAAGCTGTGTAGCCACCTCCCGCATCTGCGGGTGGGCTGCCTTAGAGCAGCGCAGCTTCAGGAAGTGCCGCCACTCTCTGATGTTGGCCGTCATAACCACTTCGGTTTTCAGGCTGTTCGGCAGCACGGCGCGGGCTTCCTGCGGGGACAGGCCCCAATTCAGAAGATTGAAATACGCCGTTTCTGCGCGGCGGCAGGCCTCTTTCCATTCGTCGTAGGCAAAGGTATTGCTGTTCAGGTAGCAAGGCTCAATGACCGTGATTTCGCTGCCGAAGTCACCCTTGCTGTAGTTGCAGTACCGCGTACTCTCCTGACAGTAGGAAGCCACCCGATGCCGGACGATCTCATGTGAAACGCCACGATCACAGATGAATTTCACGGTGAAAGAGCAGTGTTCCAGCACGGCTTCATGGCCGCGCTTGATGATACCGGCTACAAACTTCGGGGCGCTGTCCTCAGTGATCCGGCCCTCAGACTTGTAGCAGACGCGCCCGCACTGCTCAAGGCGCTTCAGGATAACGTCACCGTTGATAGGCGTGATAAATTCCACGCGGGGCTTGATGATTCTCATTTATGGGTGCCTCCTTCATCGTCGTGCCAGTAGCGGATACAGTACAGGACCACGTAGAGGGTCAGCAGCAGGTACCCGGCATAGAGGAAAAGCCAGTACCACGAATAGTGCAGGGACAGGACAATCGGCGTAGCGAGGGTGCCGACAACCGCGCCGACGATAAACACGATAGCCGCAGCCAGCAGCGCCATTCTCAGGATTTTTCTAATGTTCATAGGTGTACCTCCGTACTTTTTGCCCTGATGGGCTTTGTGAAGCCCCACGCGGGGGCTGGATCTCAAGAGGGATCAGATTAAAGAGAAGCCGAACGCGACGCCGTAGGAGGCGGACGCGTTGCTGGAGTTGCTGATACCGTTGTAGTACACAGAGCAGAAATTGGACGAGGAAGAGGACAGAGGGGACCGCAGCCACCACCACCAAGTCCCATTCTCAGCACACTCTTTCACGCGGTCCTTCTCACGACGGAAGCAGTCAAGCTGCGTATCCTCCGGCTCATCGTCGGACCAGTCGCCCTTGCCGAACACCTGAGTTTTGGACAGCAGGAAGAGCTTGTCCACGCTTTCCACGCGCTCACCGTCCACGATCTGAACGATAGTGGTAGGAGCAATGACGGCCTGAAGGTCGTCCGGCAGCAGGGCAAGCACGGTCTTGTTGAGGTACTTCCTCATGCCGCAGGCGTCCCAGCCGCCCTTGTTGGTGCGCTCCTTGTTCATAGCGTGTTCGTCCTCCATGCAATCTTCCAGCACGAAGAACATCTTGCCGGTGCCGTCCCGTGTAGCTCTGACCGCCACTTCCTCACCGGTCTTGAGGTTGAACGGGATCAAGTCACCGCTCTGAATAAGGGTATCCAGCGTACCGGCCTCAGCCGCCGCCTTCAGCTCAGCCCAAGAGGACTGCTTGATAGTTTTCTTGATGATATTCATAAAAGATTGCCTCCTTAATCTTTCTTGAAGAATTGTCCTACCCAGCCGTCAGCGCCCAGCGGCAGGCCCTGCGCCCACGGAATAGGCCTTGTCATAATACCTACCACCTTGTCCAGCATTTCCGCGTCCGTGCCGAAGGGAGCAACGTCAATCACTACTTCGTCGTGAACGTGGAAAACCACCGGCAGCCCTGCCGCCTCAAGGTGTTCAATCGCCTGCGCCAAACAGTCACGGGCAATGGCCTGAACGCAATTCTCTACCAGCTTGCCGCCGTAGGTTTCAATGCGTTTCCACTTCTTTGTTGTCTGATCCATACCCATATAGGACAAGGAGCTGCCGCCCCAGCGGTTTTCACCGACAGCCGGATCTATGTAGTAGAGCTTCCGGCCAGACGGCAGCGTGATAGTCATACAGGTGGTACCGCGCAGGCAGTCATATTCACGGGCAAGCACACAATCACGAACGCGGACCGTGCCGCCGTTTACAATCACCTCAGCCGCCGCACTGTCAAAGTCGTACCACATATTCCTGATCTTCGGATTTGTGGAGCGCCAGCGGTTGACGATTTCCTGTACTTCGTCGTCGGAGAGGTCCGCAAGCAGGTTGCCTACGTCCATGTTGCGCATAGCGCCGACGCCGCCCTGATAGCCAAGCGCAAGCTCAGCCACCTTGCCACGCTGCCGAAGCGCGTACTCCGGGTTGCCCTTTTTGATGCGTTCCAGCGGTACACCGAACATCTGAGAAGCAGAGGCCTCATAGATCTTGCCGTGTGTGCGGAAAACCTCAAGCCTCCATTCCTCACCGGCCAGCCAAGAAATAACGCGGGCCTCAATAGCGCTGAAGTCGGCGTCAATCAGGACGTTACCGGGAGCCGCCACAAAGGCGGTACGGATAAGCTGTGACAGAGTATCATTCGGGGAGCCGTAGATCACGCGCAGCGCGTCCAGCTTCCGGCCCTTCACCAGCTCACGGGCCAGCTCAAGCGGCTCTGTGTAGGTCCGGGGCAGATTCTGCACCTGCACCAGCCGTCCGGCCCAGCGGCCCGTGCGGTTGGCACCGTAGAATTGCAGCAGCCCGCGTACCCGTCCGTCAGCACAGACGGCTTCTTCAATCGCGTCATACTTCTTCGTGGAGGTCTTGCCCAGCTCCTGCCGGATCTCAAGCATACGGTTGACCTCCGCGCTGTTATCGTCACGGCCCAGCATTTCCGCAACCGTTTCTTTGCGAAGGTTGCTCACGTCCTCGCCGGTTTCATCGGACAGCCACTGAGAGAGCTGCCGTACACTGTTTGGGTTGTACAGGCCGGAAATCTTCACGGCCTCATCCGTCAGCTCCGTGCGTACCGTGTCGCCCATTTCCAGAGCGCCGTGAACGAAGTCCATATCAACGGCAACACCACGGGCATTGATAATAAGGTCGGTTTCCCATTGCTTCTGTACCTCAGCGGGGACCGGGAAGGTGGACAGGAAACGGGCAATTTCCATTTCCGCTTCCACGTCCTGCGCGTTGTACTCTTTGAAGAGCCTCCACTTGTCAGGATCGTGATGCGGATAATTGCGCGTCCGGCCACCGTTGGCCTTCGTAGGCTTGCAGGGGACGCAGAAATAACGGATCAGGGCCTTGCCGGTGTTCAGCTTCTGCTTGTCCTCCGGGATGCCCAGCGCCCGCCCTGTGGCCTCCAAGCCCGCCGTATAGCCGCAGTAGAGGCCGTGAAGCATTGTGTCACGCCACTGAGAGGGCGGCAGCTCCTGCCCCATGTAGCGGCTCAGGCAGCCCCATTCAAAGGCCGCGTTGTAGGCGTGTTTCAGATATTCGGGAGCGGTCAGCGCGGCCAGAATATCCGTAGGGATCGCCTCACCCTGCGCCATGTCGATTACCTGTACCGGGCTACCGTCAAGGCTGTAGGCGAAGAGCAGAATTTCAAAGTCCGGGCTACGGATATAAGCCTGCGCACCCGCCTTCTTCAGATTGACGCTTGAGTAGGTTTCAAGGTCAATGGAAAGGTGGTGTGTCATGCCGGGACCTCCCTTATCTGATAAAGGCCTCAGAGCTGGAATAGAGCTTCAGAATATTGTCGGTGTTTACGCCGCGCTCTGCCAGCTCAGACAGCATGGACTGAAACAGGGGTGTACCCTTCACGTAGGACACAAGCTCTTCTTCGGACAGGCTTGTGACGTTCTTCAGGGACTGTCTGCGGTCATTACTGTTGTGAATGGTCCATACAGCTTCAGAGAACGTGGCGTTCTCAATGTCCGCAATGAGAATGGACAGCACCCGTGCGGGCTTCTGCACAAGCATTTTCACCGTATTCAGCAGGTGAGGCGTTTCCATGTTTCCGACAGGGATCGCCTCACCACAACCGGTGATCCAAACATCGGGATAGTCAAATCGGGTTTTCATAAAGTTGCCTCCTTTACTTTTCATAGGGAGGGCAGCCGTTGTGTAGCCGCCCTCCCAGACACCGCAGGTCTTACATGGGCTGACCGGTCAGGGGGTTGATGGTGGGCATGGCCGCAGGCTGATTGCCGACACCGGCAAACTCAGAGGCGGTCACGACGGCACCGCTCAGCGGCTCACCGTCGCGGGTTTTCATCACACCGCGCAGGCCGCAGCCGACGCCACGACGGCCAGCGGCGAAGTAGCCGTAGAAGTTGATGCTCACGCGGGCATACATACCGCTGTAAATGTCCGTGGGGGCAAGCTCACACTGCGTATTGTCGATGCCGCAGACGTAGGGCTTGTTCTTGCTGGACGCGGTGACTACCCAGCAGCCCTTGCACTCAGGGCCGAACGGCTCACCGGAGGGGCGCACACCGTCACCGTCATGCACGACGGATTCAAGGCGCTGCGGACGAATACCGTTCCACTTCGCATTGACGGCCTCCTGAGCGGCGGCCTCCATAGCCGCGTCCAGCTCCGTCTTGATACCGGTACCCTTCGGGATCAGCAGGGTCACGCTATACTTCGGCTCAGCGTTGGGGTTGTTGGCCGGTGCCTTCGGCGTCACAAGATTTGCGTAGGACAGGCGGCACTCAGGGGTCAGCACTCTCTTAGGGTCATTCTGATACATAATTCATAATCTCCTTTGTCACATGATTTAATCGAAATACTTAGATTTGACTTCTTCAAAGAAAGTCAAGAGCTTTTGCGCACGTTCATGCTTCGTCTTTGCAGACTTCACGGCGTCAAGCAGCCTTTTGTTGTTCGCTGCTGCCGCCCGCTTGTTCGGGCAGTAGTGATACTTCGTATCAACAAAGCCGTTCTGATAGTCCTTAGAGGCTTCAGACCACACCTTCTTTGTTTCCTCAACGTAGGCCTTCAGGGATTCGTGAGTAATGCGCACGGCCTCCGCGTTGGCCTCACGGTGCCAGTCAGACACCATGAATTTGAAGAGCTTTTTGAGATTTGCTTGCGGCAGATCCAGAAGAGCCTTCGGATAATTCAGCGTGAAATGCGCTGTATCATATCGGAAGCTGACGGTAACATCATCCATTGCCGACGCCCTCAAATTCAGCCGCGCCGGGAACGTAGGCTTCGCGCTTGTCCGATGCCGGGGCAAGTGTAGGTTTGCCCTTCGGTTTCACGACAAAGCCGGAAAGAAGCTCAGCGAAGGTCTTTTTGCCCAGCATCTTTTCAAGCTCCGTCAGCGTCTTAGGCTTGCGGTCATAGATCAGAGCTTCATCGTAACCGGCGGCCACAAGAGCCTTCACGGCTTCGTCCACGTCGCTGAAGGCGCGGTTGCTGCGGCCCTCCACCAGCTTGAAACCGGGGATTTCATCACCGGCCAGCAGAGCGGAGGCGGCATAGTCCTGAAGATCCTTGTACCATGCGGCCAGCCCTTCAGCCTTCACCAGCAGATCCGCAACGTCCGCGTTAGACAGCAGCGGCGGCAGGTCGGCACCGAAGCCCTCAGCGGCCTCACGGGCCTCAACGTCAGCCTTAGTCATGCGGCCTTCAATGTCAGCGCCGATGAATTCAGAGAAGCCTGCAAAATGGGCAGCCCGTGCGCGGCACTGTGCTTTACCCTTGCAGAAGCGGCAGTGGTCGCCGGGGCAGAAGGTACCGGGACCGTCATAGGCCTCTTTGGCAATGGGCTTGATGCGCTCACCCCATGCCAGCAGTTCTTCCACCGTCAAGGCGTCCTCGCTTGCGTCCTCAGACAGCCGGGGCTGACAGATACCCATAGACACCTTCTTGATTTGGTCGCCGTACACGGCGCTGTAGAGCCTCAGAGCGCCCAGCGCGTACAGCCGCATTTGCGGATTCTCCACGGCAGAAACGGGAACGCCCTTGCCGTGCTTGTAGTCCGTGATATGCAGCGTGTCACCGCCTACCATGATGCAGTCACAGGTCCCGAAGCCGTCAGGTATGTAGTCTGTCAGGTCCACCCTGACTTCCATTGCCACGTGCGGCGTCGCCGTGTAGCTCATGGCCTTTTCCGTCAGGTATTCAACGTAGGCCTCAGCCGTCCTGAGCATTTCTTCCTGATATAGCGGCTGCGCTTGCAGCTTCTTCAGCTCAGCGTTGAATTTCCGGGTAGTCATAATCGTGAATTTCTTGCGGGCGTACAGCTCACAGATGGCGTGGGCAAGTGTGCCTTCTTCAGCATAGGTGCTGGTGCCGTCCGGGAAATTCTCTTCAAAATGCGGGGCCGCCGTACAGACAAGCCAGCGGTGGGCGCTGGACGCACTCAGAAGAGCGTGTTTATTCGGAGTAGGCATACCGGATACCTCCTTACAGCTTAGCGCCCAGAGCCTTCATTTCCTCCACAAAGGCGGGATAGGTGCCGGGGTCGAGCTGAGTAACGGCCTGCACACCGTACTTCTTGAGCAGTTCAAGAAGCTGCGGCATTTTGCCCTGATCTATCAGCGTCGCACCGGCGCGGCTCAGATCGTCGAGGCTGTAGGCCTTAGAAGGGGATGATGCCGTCGCAGGGCCAGTCTGGGCAGCCGACACAGCTTCTGCGTTCGCAGAGGTCGAAGGGGTCACTGCCGGGGCCGTAGGGTTTTCCTGCGCCTTCTGGGCGGCCTCAGCGGGCTTGTCCGCGTTTGCCGTAGAGGCGGCGTCCTGCGGGAAAAATGCTGCGGGCTGTCCTTTGCTCAGGGCGCTTGCAAGCGCGGTCAGCGCTTCAGGCAAGCCCGGTACTTCTACCGTAACTTTGATTTCGTACATAAAATTGCCTCCTTAGTCACATGATGTTCATTGTTCAAATTAGGAAATACGTTGCCTTGAGTACATCCAAGACCACACAGACACGTAGTTATACGGGCTGCGCTGCCGTCTGCGCCGTGCGCTTGACGTAGGCCTGCCCTTCCTCTCCGCGCAGCCATTCTTCATACCGGCGCTGATTGTCCGGGTCAGAATAGAAGCGCTCCATAGCTGCAAGCAGTGTACGGCTCAGAATATCAAGTTGAATTTTCGGGATCTGCTCACACTCAATAAGGTGGGCCATAGATGCTTACCTCCTTCACTGGTTTACTACGTTTGCGTCTGCCTGCCGCTGCTCAAGGCGTTCCAACGCGCAGATGATGCGCTGCCGGGTCTGCTCATTGCCCTTCTTCTTGTGTAGGACTGCGGACAGATACGAATTGGAAACGCCCGCTTCTTTCGCAAGCTCAAGCCCGGTCACTCTTGCCGCGTGCATACGTCCGGCCACTTCAGCGGTCCAGTCCAAAATCAAAATATTTCACCTCCGTTCAAATATTTTTCCGGAAAGAGTTGAAATATTTGTACTTATGTGCTATGATATTGATGCTACCCAATACCACACACGCCGACGCTCCGATCTTCGGAGGGTCCAGCTTCTTGCACCCTGTTCAAATATTTGCTCTTACGTGGGTTATTATAGAGCAATCATTTGAACTTGTCAAGGGGTTTGGAGCAAATATTTGAATTTTTATTTTTGGAGGCTCACCATGTTCTATGAGAGATTCAAAAAGCTCTGCGAAGAAAAGGGCATAACACCCACAAAGGCAAGTCAAGAGATAGGCTTCAGCAAGGGCAGCGTTTCCTACTGGAAGAAGCAATATCAGGCCGGTATGGACGCAAAACCGGATTCATACACCGCTGCCAAAATCGCTGACTTCTTCGGCGTTTCCGTGGACTATCTGCTGGGCCGCACAGACGATCCGATAGACTACGACGCGGACGGTGACGCTCTGGCAGAGATCCCGCTTTCCTACGTTGAGGCTGCCAACGGTGATATGAAGAAGGCCCGTGCCATGATGCTTGCCGCAGAACGCGACGCGCAGCGGGAGGCCGCCCGCCGCAGCGGGAAGCTGGGCCGTTTCTCCGCAAAGGACGCGGAGCTAATATTTGCCCTGTGGGGCGACACAGAGGATATTGACGAAAAGGACGTAGAGGACGTTAGACGCTTCGCGGCCTTCATAAAGGAGAGAAAGAAGGATCAATGACAACAATCAATGAGCTGTATAACTATGCCGATCAGGAAGGCGTCACCGTCGCTGCGTTCTCCCTCAACAAAAGGGAAGCTCTGTCAACGATGGATACAGACGGGCAGTGTTATGTTGCTATTGATCCGCACAAGGTAACTTCCAGCGCAGACGAAAAAACCAAACTTGCCCATGAGCTGGGCCATTGCATGACAGGGTCTTTCTACAACGTCTATTCTCCCTGTGACAGTCGGCAGCGCCACGAAAACCGCGCTGACCGGTGGGCAATAAAAAAGCTCATCACAGAGGATGAGCTTGAACGCGCCGTAAAGAAGGGATACACTGAGCTGTGGGAGCTTGCGGAGTTTTTCAACGTCACGGAAGATTTGATGCGCAAGGCCGTGAGCCTGTATAAGTACGGCAATCTGTATTCGGTTTAGGAGGTGAGGCCGTGAAGAAGGCACTCAAATTGATAGCGCTGCCCTTCGTGCTGGTGTTCCGGCTTGCGTGGGCAATTCTCGCAGGGCTGTTCACGTTTCTGTGGGAGCTGGTGAAGCTGCCCTTCGCGCTGGCCCGCTCAAATAAGCCGCCCGTTGACGGGCATGACTACGAATACCGGGTAGCTGAATACCTCCGGCGGCACGGCTACTACGGTGTCACGGTTACGCAAGCCTCCGGGGACTATGGGGCCGACGTAATAGCGAAGAAGGGTACAAAGAAGTACGCCGTCCAATGCAAGTATTATTCCTCGCCCGTCGGTGTAGCCGCCGTCCAAGAAGTCACCGCAGCGAAGGCCCACTATGGGTGCAACGCCGCTATGGTCGTGACGAATAACACCTTCACCGCAGCCGCTGAAAAGCTGGCCGCAGAAAACGGCGTCGTACTACTTCCGGGAGTAACAGGTATGAGAGTGAAAAAGAACAAGCCCGTAAAGCAAAAAAGCGCGGCCCCAATCAGAGCCGCGCAAAAGGTGGAAGCTGCACCCGCTCCGGCGCACACTGTCAGCGCTGCCGCGCTGAAGCCATATCTGCCGCTGGATCTGGGCGCGTATGTGGATCAATACGCTCAGACGCTTGCCGATATGACAAAGCTGAGCGCAGCGGAAGTGCAAAGGTCCTGCGTGTGTAGCTTCTCCACCGCGTCCCAAATCATGGACCGCCTGAAGCTCTACGGCCTCGCGGCAGAAAAGCAGACCAGCATTTATGAATGGACCGACAAGGCCTATTCTCTGGGCGCAGAAGGGGTGAACGGGTGACAGGGGTAATGTCAGTAGATATTAAGTGGAACGTGCCTCAGAAGGGCAAGGAAGGCGATCTGGCCGCCGTCTATGCCCGGTACTCAAGCCACAGTCAGGGTGAGCAGTCTATTGAGGGGCAGCTTGCCGAAGCTCAGAAGTATGCAGCCGCCCACGGCTATACCATCGTGCATGAGTACGTGGACCGGGCGAAGTCAGGCCGGACAGATAACCGTGAGGAATTTCAGCGTATGCTGAAGGACACGGCGAAAAAGCAATTCAACGTGATTATTCTCTGGAAGGTTGACCGCTTCGGGCGCAACCGTGAAGAGATAGCCATAAACAAGATGAAATGCCGGAAGAACGGCGTCCGGGTGGAGTACGTTGCAGAAACGATACCCAATACGCCTGAAGGCGTCATTCTGGAAAGTGTGCTTGAGGGCTTCGCTGAATACTACAGCTTGCAGCTCTCACAGAATATCCGGCGTGGTATTGCGGAGAGCGCGGAAAAGTGCCAAGTCACCGGCGGCAACCGCCCGCTGGGCTACAAGACGGGGCCTGACAAGAAATTTGAGATTGACGAAGATACCGCGCCCACCGTCCGGCTGATCTTCAAAATGTACGCCGACGGGGCCACCGTCACGGAGATTGTGGCAGAGCTCAATGAGCTGGGCCTTCGGACGCTGCGCGGCGGCAAATTCACCCACAACAGCCTTCACACGATCCTGAAGAATGAAAAGTATATCGGGATCTACAACAATCACGGGAAGCACATTGAAGGCGGCGTCCCGCGCCTGATTGACGATGAGCTTTTCTACAAGGTGCAGGAAATGCTGAAGGTCAATAAACGCGCCCCTGCCAAAACGTGGGCAAGAGCGGACTACCTGCTTGCAGACAAGGCCTTCTGCGGGAAGTGCGGCGCTCCCATGTTCGGGGAGAGCGGCACAAGCAAAACCGGCGCACGGCATAACTACTACATCTGTTCCCACAAAAAGCGCTTCAAGACCTGCGACAAAAAGGCCGTCCGGCAGGCCGACGTTGAGGATCTTGTAATCAAGGCGACGTGTGACCTGCTGGCCGACACGGAGCTGCTGGACTTCATCATAGAAAACACGTGGCAGTATTATCTTGCACAGGATAACAGTCAGGAAGAGCTGCGCAACCTCACGCGGCAGCTTGAGCAGACGGACCTTGCAATCAAAAATCTGATCCGGGCCATAGAAGCCGGTATTCTGACCGAAGAAACAAAGTCCCGCATGGATGAGCTGACGACACAGAAGGCAGAGCTGAAGGCCTCCATAGCTGACCGTGAGCTTGCAAGAGGCTTTCATCTGCGACGGGAACACATAGCCTTCTACCTGTATGATCTGCGCAACGCAGACCACAGCGACAGGGAGGTGCAGAAGCGGCTGATTCAGACCTTCGTGAATTCCGTCTTTGTGTTCGACGACTGCGTGAAGCTGACGTTCAATTTCAGCGGAAACAAAAGCGTTGTCACGCTGAAGATGCTGCAAGCCGCTGAGGCGGGTGAAGTGTTCGGACGCTACGCCTCATGCTCCACCATAACACACAGGTACGAACTCTTTTGGTTTCAAAACGTGTTCTGCCTGACAATAGAAATACCGTGGAAGCGTTAAGCCTCCACGGTATTTTTATTTGCCGGTAACTTGCAGAAATGCGTATCTCCTACTCTGGACCACCCTTCTATTTGACTTAAAATTGAAATGAGCTTCACTTTTCAGACCGATAAAGTGAAACTCATTTCATTTTTTAACTTGCGGGTCATTTGCCGGTGTAGCTTATTCCCACACTTCCTTCTTGTGAAGGCACCCTTTGTACACCGCCATGTGATCGTCACATTCCTCTATTTGAACATTTGAATAACCGGTACAAGCATCGGCTCCAAAGACCTTGCCACACACGGGGCAAATAAACTGCGCATTGTAAATGTCACTGTCAAAAGACAAGCGCTGTTCAGATATATCGTTTCCTCTGTACCACCGCCCGCACTCCGGGCATTGAACAGCAATGTGCCGTATTGGCGTTGCTTCATACTGGACACGTACTTTCATCTGTCGTCCACCTCCGGCAGCGTGTCCGGCTGAATGGGTCCTTCGTCAACGACGTTCCACGCCACGCAGTACGGACGGGCCGTGCGTTCAGCCTCAGACAGCTCAGCCATGCAGGCTTCCACGCGGTAGTCCTCACGGGTCCGGCTGCCGGGTACGTCGGCGTACAGAGCGCCGCCGTGCTTCTTCTGGAAGTCCTGAGCGGCCTTCTCAGTCTTGAAAAACTTATGTGCATACAGCATTGTCATTTCCTCCTGTTCACAATGATATTGCAGCTCTCTTTGTAGAGCTGGACGGCCTGCTTCTTTGTATAGCCGTAATACTGCTTGACGCCTGCGGCTCCGTAAACTACCCATGCGCCACGGTGATTGTGTTCCACGAAGAACACTACTGATCCCATTCTTCGCCGCCTCCAAGATCCACCTCAAAGATGCGTTCTAAGAATTTGAGAAGGCGCGGGCAGCGCGGCAGCACGTGGTCCGCAAGATAGCCGCACAAGAGCAAGAGCAGTAGAAACGGACAGATATAAATTGCCATGACGGCGGCTTCAGCTACCATATCTTCCATGCCTCACACCTCCTTATCTGTCTGCGGCGCATGGTGCGCCGGGTTGATACTCTGGGCAATGGCCCCTGTCAGAACATTCATCACAGACCACCTTTTCAGGTGTGTGGTAACTGAAATAGGGGCTATCAGGATCGTCCTCAAATATCTCAGTTTCCTCTTGCCGTGCAAGAATAAGGTCCTCATAGTCTGGATAGTAGAACACAGCTCACACCTCCTTCCCGGCTCTGTAGGTCGTGACGACGTGCCAGCCGTCAAGGATACGCTCACGGTACACCCACTCAGAGGCGCACACGACGGCGTGTTTCCGGGGCTTGTCCAGCACCCGGACGGTGTTGTGGGGGTGTTCAGCGCTCAGCTTCTGGGCCTGTGCCTTCGCCTCTTCGACGCTCTTTTTCATGGTAAATCCTCCCTGTTTTGAATAATCTCTTTTGCTTCAGATAGGCAGTCCACGTACTTCATGTGCCAGCGCGTGAGTTGCTTATCATCCACGGGCCGTGTAGCTACTTCCCGCGTCCTTCGTGTTATCCGGTACATGGTGTTTCCATAAACAACGCCCAAGTATTCCCGGTCATTCACAACAATGCCATTGCTGCCCATTTTAATATCCCAGCGGCTGTATCCCGTCAGACGGCTCACGTACTCATAGGCTTGCTTCCGTGTGCGAAAACGCCGGACCACTTGAAAAGGCTGCTTGAGGAAAAGAGCGTATTCATAGGTTTCATTCCCGTGTACGTCCCGCCCGCTGGACCTGTCCTGAATGTAGTAGCTCTTATAGGACGGGCAATGCCACGGCGCAGCCCTTGAAAACCGAATCTCTTGCACTTTGCACCTCCTTTGACCTGCCATCGTCAGACCGGGTAGGTCGGCTCCCGGTGACGCCCTTCCGGGCGTTTCGGCTTAGCGCTTATAGATGCTGTGCGTGGTGTACGGCTCACCGTTCCACTCACCGTGAATCTCTCGCGCTTCAAACTCAGGGAACAACTCCCACGGGCTATCAGGATCATTCAGTACAGAATCCGCTACCTCATACATATAGGCCATCATACTATGGCTGGAAGGCTTGCCCGCGTTCTTGCCGTTGTCATAGTCACCAATCGGCATACCGAAGTACCGAGCGCCGAATTCGTCAGAAACGATGGTCCCGTCCATGTGGGTGTAGGTGCCGCCGATGTGGCCCTCAACGCGGTTGTTGTACTTCGGGTTGTCGTGCTTCAGAATACGGAAGTCGTAAACAATGACGGGGTACCTTCCTGCTTTCACAAGAACGTCCTCATACCACGCCGCACACTCAAATGTGTTGCGGAATACCTTATCTTCCTTGAGGGTGTACCACCCGATCTGCGTTGCCTTACTCATAAATGCTACCTCCTATCATGGGACCGGGCTTGTGACCGGTCTGCCGCATTACCGGGGCAAAGCCCCGTCACTCTGCGCTTTATGCTCTGTATTCTGCCTCAGAAGTGTACTTCCAGATAACTTTGTCGTCGTGTTCGCTGTCCCGGACTTCGCTCTGATCTTCGGTTACGTACCAGCCTTTGCACTGCTCAAAGAATTTGCGCCAAGTGTCCTGACTGATAAAGCCAATGCAGGCCATTTGATAGAAGCCATCCCAGATTTTGTCCATTTCCTTTTGTTCACCGCTGTAATTGATGAGGGTTTCTTTCATATTCTTGATGTTCAGCGCCTTTACGTTTGCCATTTTGTGTGCCTCCTGTTAGTTCAAATATTTGTCCTCTGTGCTTCTCATTATAGTTCAAACATTTGCACTTGTCAAGGGGTTTGGAGCAAATATTTGAATTTATTTTTTGGAGGCACAAAAAGAGGCCCGCAGGTGCTTTTGTAACATCTGCGGGCCATTTTCTATAATTCCCGTACACATAGACGCTATGACGGAAAATCCCTCATAGCGTCTATATTTCAAGGGTCTATTAGGATTTTATGTTACAATGTTACAAAAGCCGAAAAAGCCCGATTTTTCAAGGCTTCAACCGTGTAACATTCCCTGTAACACTGACGTTACAATGTTACAGCCCCATGTAACAAAAAAAGGCCGTGTAACACTCCGCAGCAGCAGAATGTTACACGGCCTTCAGGTCAATAATTATTTTTTCTTAGGGGCGTCGTAGGTCATGGCAAGCGTAGAATCGGTGATGCCCTCCGTGGTGGGATCAGTCACCACACCGAGGATCGCCAGCACAGCGAAGGCGGCGTTGACGACGGCAAGGAGCTTGTTGCCCAGATCACCGAGGTCAAGAGTATAGCCGAACACCGAGGCCACCACCTGAATGAGCAGGAGCAGCGCGGGGATGATCGCCAGCCAGAAATTCTTGTTTTTGATACGTACCTTCCAGTTAATCATTGCTTTTCCTTCCTTTCGGTTTCTTTATTGATAGGCCTGTCCTCACAGGGAGGGAACGGGCAGCTATCGCAATCTTCCGGCTTACAGGGTTTTGTGCCGTCCCATTCGCAGAGGGCGTAAATCCAGTAGCCCACTGCGAACAGGATAAACACAATGAACAGGAGCTTCAGAATGGCGACAATCACGCCTTCGTGAAGCTCCCTTCATCCACCCAGCCGTACACGGTGCTGCCGCCGCCGGAAACGGCAATCAGGTGATACGGGTGTTTCGCCTTGCCGAGCTGATAGATCTGAGTGATCTTCGCCCTGCCACCCTTGCACATGGGGCCGGTGGCAGCATAGGCGTTAGTGTAGTGACGGGTGCCTTTGTAGTTCACAATGTCACCCACAGCAGGCGTCCACTGTGTAGCCGCGCCGCCCTTCAGGATTTCGTTGACGCGCTTCTGGACGGCGGCGTAGTCGTAGCCCGCAGCAGTCAGGCGCTGCTTGCGCTCATCACCGTTGCCCCATTTACCGGCAATGACTTCCTTTGCCAGCTCATCCACGGTTTTCTGCGTGGAGGGCGCAGGAGTGGGAGCAGGCGCAGGGGCGGTTTCGGCGTCATACTTCGGGCGGCCATAGCCCACGATCTTACCGTCCTTCAGAGAGTAGGACCGGCGGGCCACCTGATCCGAGGTGTTACCCTCAATGGTGTACACCTTAGAGCCGTCCACCTTCTCAACAATGCCGGTGTGGGAGCAGTTGGACAGGGACGTGCCGAAGAAGATCTGATCGCCGGGCTTCGGGTTGCTGGTGTAAAACTGCCCCTTCGCCTTGTAGAAGCCTGCGGAGTAGGTGCAGCCCGCGCCGGTGCTGCGCTCAGGCTGACAGAGCAGCGCAAGCGCCTTCTCATAGCCAAAGGCGGTGAGGAAGCACCAGTCCACGAACATATCACACCACGCAAAGCCGTTCTTCTTGCCGTTGTACCACTTCGGGTACTTCTGATCGAAGTCACGGGCGTATTTGGTGTAGTTCGCGCTGCCGGCGTTGGCGGCCTTGTCGTCGAGCTGAGCGTTGCTTGCCTTCTCTTTGTAGCCGATCTCAGCGGCGGCCACGGCAAGGACTTTGCTTGCGGTACAAGCCATAGTGTTTTCCTCCTTTTCGTCGGTAGAGCCAGCGGCAGCGTACTTGTCATAGTACGTCTGACCGTAACCGGCCCGTCTGTTCTTCGCGGCATCGCTCTGATCGGCGGGGCGCTCAAACTTCGTCAGCACCACGTCAGACGCCTCTTTCACGGTCTTTGCGGACTTCAGAACGGCAAGCACGGACGTACTGTAGCCCTCATACAGCTCTTTCCAAAGGAATTCAAGCTGCATGGTCAGATCTCCGATAGAGAGATTGAGCCAGTCGGCAAATTCCTTCAGAGCCTGCTTCCGGCTCCAATAGGTCCACTGCGCGAGGCCATAACCGGCGCTGTCCCTCACGAAGTTGGTATAGCTGCCGTTGTCCACCGCTGCGGTGTAGCTCTCATCCGTCATGCCCAGCGATTTTTCATAGCTGTTCTGAAGGTTGTTCGGCCTCAGCCCGCTTTCGGCGTAGAGGTTGCCCATAAGGCCCGCCACGCCGTAGGGGTTGTTGATCCGTTCCATGAGGAAGGACCAAATCTTCTGTTCATTCGTCATTGCGGTTTCCCTCCTTCGGTTTCTCAGTAGGAAGTTGAAGAAATTTATTGTGCAGGTCGTTCATAACGCCGTTTGCACCGAGGTTGTGATACTGCTTCCAGCAGTTTTCAAAATTCTCACGAGCGTAGATAGGCGCATACCCTTTTTCGCTGTAGCGGTTGTAGTCGTCTATCATCTGCGCCCGAAGAAGGGCCTGTACGCCCAGCCGGACGCCCTTAACCTGCGCCCAGAAGAATTTTGCAAAAGCGGCCAGCACAGCAGGAACACTGAAGATGGTGAGCCATTGGTACCACATCATACAGCCACCTCCTGCCAGCCTGCCGGGTACGCCGCCGGGGACCACACGTTGTTGTCGATCAGCGATTCATATACCTTGCCTTCAAAGCGTACTCTATCACCGCGCATATACGGGTTGGTGCTGTCCGGCTGCTCCCATTCGGGGATAACGTCGGGGTCCGGGATCAGCACTTTTGCGAAGAGCGACGGCGCAGCGTCCGGTGTCCAGCCGTCCTGCGAGGTGTGGGCCTGCAAGACGGCATAAAGAATTCCGGCATAGCGCACCTTCTGTCCCGCCGTATAGGCGGTGTTGGGCTTCCATGCCGGAAAAAGAACAACCGCCTCAAGGGCGGTTGCATCGTCAAGGCTCTGCGCAGCCTGCTCAATCATCGGGCGAAGCTGACGCGCATATTCAGTTAGGGTCATTCGTCGCTCACCCCCAGCAGGATTTTTGCGGCGGCCAGCTCATCTTCCAGCGCGTGAAGGCGCTCCGTGAGCTGAGCGCGGGTCAGCACTTCCGCGTCGGGGTCGTCGTCCGGGATCTCCGGGTTATCATCCTCCGGGTCAGGGTCCAGCTCCGTGTCTCCGTGTGTAGCCGTGTACTCATCGTACTCTGCTTCGGAAATAACAACGGCGCTGAGAAGTTCATCACTCTCAACGCCGATCAGGTGCTTGCCCTCAAGCTGGTAGATTGTATCGTTGTCTTTGTCTGAGATAAGGCCTTCGGCCTCCCGTTCCTTGCATCTGACAAGCATAGGGGGCCGCTCTTGCCAGCGCACGTAGGCGGGATCAGCGATTGCCTCAACGTCTACTACTGCGCCGGATTCAGACAGGATTTTGAAGTACGTCATAGTATTCCTCCCTGAAGAAATTATTTATGAAAAGCTCTGTGTAGAGCTTCCCCATGTTTTGGATGGTGTGCCAAGCGTTAAACTTTTCGGCATAGCTCTTCCAGCTCTGCCACGTGGCGCTTATGTCCTCAAAGGTCATTCGCCCTGCAAGAAGTTTCCCGTGTAGCTTTTTCAGCTTCCTCCGCATAACGGTGATGCTGCGCTTATAGATTTTCTTCACCACCTTGCCGGTGTCTGTGAGGAAAAAGCGGATCTTCAGCCATGTAAAGCCATGACTGAGCTTCACGATTTGGGTTTTCTTCGTGTTCAGGGTAATACCAAGCTCTGCGCATATCGCCTTGATATGCACTAAGCAATTCTGTAGGTATTCCTTTGACGGGTGGATCAAGTAGCCGTCGTCCATGTACCGGCCATAGCCCTTGATCCTGAGCATTTCCTTTACGTAGTGGTCCAGTCGGTTTGCAGAGGCCAGAGCCAAGACCTGACTGATCTGACTGCCCAGCCCCATACCCTTATCACCGAAGGCGTCTATGAAGTGTTCGGTGAGGGCAAGGATTTTCTTGTCAGAAAACTTGTCGTGGAGGTCGGCCTTTACCACCTCATGGGAAACATTGTCAAAGAATTTGCTGAAGTCGAACAGAAGAACATACCCGGCGTTTCCGTGCTGCCGGTAATGCTCATGCAGGTGCTGCGTGATTCTGCGGACCGCAAAATCATAGCCCTTGTTTTTCATGGACGCGCCGTTATCGTGAATAAAGGTCCGTCCGAGCATGGGTACAAGGGCATTGTCGCACAGGCAACGCTGTACCACACGCTCATTGATAACGGTGCTGCGTATGTGGCGGTGCTTTCCGCGCTCATAAAGATCAAATTCATAAAAGCCGGGGCTTCTGAATTTTCCGTTTTCAAGCTCTTTGAAGGTATGCAGGAGATTCAAGGGCGCGTTGGTGATATACTTCTGGACGCTTGCCTTCCACGCCACGCCGCGACGGCAGCACTTATAAGAGCGGTACAGATTTGCATAACTGAATACCGTTCTGAAGTCGTCGTATTCTGCGCAGGCGGTGCGCTTCTTTTCAAGCCGAGCTGCCACCCGGCGCTGATACCTTGCTTCCCTTCGTTCTTCGCTTGTCACCTTGAATACCTCTCTTACCCCGTACCTCTGTCGGAAGGTTACAATAGAGGCGTAGCGTTACCAGCCATGAAATACCGCATCACCTTCAAGCGGTACCATGCAAGCAGCGTCCGGCTGAACGCATCAGGGTATATATTTACCTTTTCAGGAAGGTCAAGTTCTCCTTCTCTCCACTCCGGAACGGATTTCACAAGATAGCTACTTTGTCAGCCATGAGAGGAGCCGAACGCGACGCCGTAGGAGTTGGACGCGTTGTTGTTGTTGCTGTTACCGTTGTTGTTCACATTGCAGAAATTGGACGAGGAAGAGGACAGAGGGGACCGCAGCCACCAGTTAGTAGCTCTCCCTCAACAACGAACGAGCAATTTGCAGGACTTAACCTATAGTGTTTACTGCGGAAGATCCTTATACCGCGCACGGTCATTCTTTATGACCGCCTTCACAAGACGAATTTCGGTGTCTACAATATCCATCCAGTATTTCAGGGTTTCCATTTCAATACCGAATAGTTCTTGCGCAACCTCAAGCTGTGAGATCATGCTTTGAAGCTCAGCGTTGGCATGAAGGAAAAAGTCACGCCTCATCTGGACTTCGTGCTGATTGAGCGGGTAGATACTGTTACCACGCTTTACGTCCTCATAGATCCGGGTTGCCGCATTTGCCAGAGGCTGCGACACGTAGAAGGTGTACCTCTTTGGGAAGTTCACGCATTTCTGTATCGTGTATATCTGCAATTTGCGGGCAGTCGCAAGAAATTCCATGTCAGACGTAGAGCGTTTGCTTCTGATTACAGACAAAGGCCGTCACCTCATTTCTCTTGTGTAGCTTCCATATATTATAGCACAAAAAATCGCCGTTTCTACTGAAAAGGCCATTTTTTCTAAAAAATTTTCGCCGCTTACGCGGCGATTTATTTTTTGGCTTCGCCCCGCGTTACCTCCCGGATCTGGCCCCACAAAGGGGGCCAGATCCTAAGATGCGGAGATTATATACAGAAGCCGAACGCGACGCCGTAGGAGTTGGACGCGCTGATGTTGTTGCTGTAACCGTTGATGATCACATTGCAGAAATTGGACGAGGAAGAGGACAGAGGGGACCGCAGCCACCAGAGAGTAGCTGTACCTTCACCATTGTACGTTTTCTTGATACGTGAGTTGTTGGACGTAAACAAGGCAAAGGTCCGGTTTTCAGCATCTGCGTCAACCTCATTCTTGTACGGCACTTCAGAGGTATTGAAGCCCACCTCAGCCTGCGACAGCAGGAAGATCTTATCTTCGCTGGTGCTGATGTCAGCCTTCGTCTGACCGATGGAGGACATAACCTGCACGGTTTTAATCATGGACTGCCACTGACGCGGCAGCTCAGTGAAGAGCCGGTTGTTCAGCCATGTGCGCATAGCGGAGGACGCCCAGCCGCCGGTATTGATATTGGAGCTGTTCATCTGCCGCGTGGCGTTCATAACACCCTTCATCACAAAGACGACGCTTGCGAAGTCGTCACTGTCTTTCTTCTTGAAGTGGTTGAAGCCCGCCACCTGTAAGATGATGGAGCTATCAGCGAACAGGGACGTAACCGGGACAATCTTGATTTCGTCGCCCACGTTGAAGTAGTTTTTCGCGTTGCCGGTTTCGATGATGCCGTAGAATTCAGCCAGCGTATAGCCGCTGTTATCTTCGGGATCGTCGGAATACAGGAAGTCGTAGCCGGTAGCCACGCTGTCCGGCATGGTCGGGGAAACAAACAGCGCGTGGGTGTCAATGTCAGAGGTCACGTCATTTGTGGGAGTATCCCAGCCCATCCAGATTGCGCCGGTGGAGGAAGTCAGCTCTTCGCCGGTGTACGCTACGCCGGTATGAGCCTCGACAACATTGGTCTGCAAGAGCTGCGTCCCGTTGTAGAAGCGGACCGTGTAGGTTCTCACCGATTCGGAGAATTGCGCCGTGACGACAAGATCACCCAGAATGTAGTTGAGGGACTGATCCCACCCGATATAGGTATAGTTGGTGTCAACCGTGGACGGCTTCGTGGGCGTCTGAATGAGGCCCGCCGTGATCGGGTTGACCGCAGAGCCGTACATACGGACCTGCTGCGTGTTCAGCACGGTCCCGTCATAGTTTTTGAAGGTGACGGTACAGGTGCTTACCATTTCCCCGTAGGTGACAGCCAAATCAGGGAATTTGGACATGATCTGTGTCAGCTCACCCTGCGCCACCATAGCGATATATGCGGTACCGGCCATCACGAAGTCCGTAACAGGCTCACCGTTTTCGTCGATACCCGCAAGGCGCGTGAGCCGCAGCAGCACGTCAGCATCATTGACAGACCACGCAGCGTCAGGCAGACGGCCACGGGTGAGGCCCGTAGCGGCTGCCACAAGGGCGTAGGTGTCGATTGCAGGCGTTTCCTCTACCCGGATAGACCGGAGGTTGCTGCCGTCCATAGCAAAGGTGCTGAGGTGCGACAGACGCAGCGCTGTGAGGCTGCTGAGCGGGCTGAGCCGCGCCGTTTCAACGGGAGCGCCCAGAGCAAAGGTCACGCCGGTAACGCCGGAGCCGGTCAGCAGGAGCGTTTTCAGGGAGGTCAGCGAGGACAGGTCAAGGTCACGGGTCAGATTAGGCGTACCGCGCAGGTCGAGCTGTTCAAGCAGCGTGTTTGCGCCGACACTGATAGACGTGAGGTTGCGGTTGGTATAGCCGTCCTCTTCAGATCCGGCGGTGAAGCTGCGCAGACGCTTTGCGTTCTGAAGGTCAATGAACTGACAGTACAGACCGGCAATAGAGCTGATAGCTACCACGTTAGAGGCAAGGTACACGTAGATTTCCGTGTCGCTCAAGGCCTCCTGCACCGGGCAGACCACATTATAGGCAATGCCGCGCTTCGCCCTCATACGGACGCTGTAGGAGCCATACTTGACGATGATATAGCAGTCAGCATACGGCGTGATAGCGAAGTCGCCCGTGGGCTGAACACCGGCCCACGAATTGGGGGTGTTGCCACGGAACTGAATCTTGTCGTCCACCGCCACAGAGCCGTAGTATTTGGAGGACATATAGCCTTCCTGATAGGTTTCAAACTGTCTGCGCTGGTCCGTCTTGTTGCCCTGCATCATGTCAATGTAGGCCGTGTTGCCGTTGTTGATGAACGGGGCAAAATACTTGCCCCACATATCTTCAGCGACAAGAGCTTCAGGGCGGGCGCTCTGGTGGTCCTCAAACTTCTGAAGGATACGGGCGGCGTCCCATGCACCGGCAGCTTCGCGGTCCTTGAACATAGCTTCCAGCTCAGGGCCGAGGCAGTCACGCACGTTGCACCACAGGACGGAGGACGACGCATTGAACACGGGCTTGTCACCCACGCTGTCCGTATCCTCAAGGCCATACGTGAACGTCAGGCCGCCTTCGTTGTCGTTGCCGTCTGCCGTGTCGTCGTCGTAGTTTTTGGCGACGTTCCAGCGGTAGCCCTCAACGTCCGGGTCATACTCATAGGAAACAAACACGTTCTTTGCACGGTTATCAATCATGCAGTGTCTTTCCGTGAAGAGGTAGTGGTAGAGCAGGCTGTCAACGCTGAAGTAGTCGCCCACCTCAGCCGTGAATTTCGCTTTACGATACGCGGCAGTGTCGTTTGTGTAGGTCGTTCCGTCGTAGGTCACAGCGGAGGGCAACGCCGCACCGGTGGCCGCCGTAGTGTCGGTGGATACCACCCACGAAAGCATCTGCTGGAAGAGCGCCTTCATCTGATCCGTAGGCTTCTTCGGGAAGCGGAACTCAAAGGCACCGTCGCCGTCAAACGCCTCATTGCTCAGGTCGTCAGACTTGAAAAGGCACTGACTGGAAATGTTGTTGGAGATTTCCACGCAGCACTGAAGCGGGTAGGTCGTGTTATCCTGACCGAACACCTCAAAGTTTTTCTTCGAGTTGTTCATATCACCGTTGCCGTACAGGATAGTTTCACCGGCGGCCACGGTACGTGCGCCCACGCTGATTGCGGCGGTGCTGGCGTTCGTGAAGAACACGGAGCAGGGATAGCCCTTGACTGTATCGCGGACTTTGGGGTTTGCTCTGCGGGCGGCGGTCAGGAACGGCTGGTATTCGTTGTAGTCGTCGGCCAGAATGACGTTGTTTGCGTTTTCAGACGACGCCACATTGAGCTTGATATTGAAGTAGTTGACGGGAATATCGTTCTCCGTCATGGCAAACTTCTCAATCCGTTCACCGTCGCCGTTCTCCCAGATTGCCTTAGAGAAGTCGAGGTCGAGGTTGAGAGCGGCTTCACCGTAGGCAGCAGAGGAAGTACCCTGCACCTTCATAATGACGCCCGTAGCGGTGAAATTGTAGGTGCTGCCGCCGTTGGTATAAATGAGGTCAACGGTACACACCACTTCATCCGTTTTCGTAGTCGTCATACGGGCCGCGCCGATCTTGATAATGCGCAGGTTGGGGTTGGCGGCGGCAAGGGCGTTGATATTGATAGATCCGTTGCTGTTGAAAATGTCATTCCGCAGGAAGCGCTGGATCATTTCTGTGGTGTTTCCACAGTCGGCAACGAAGTTGTCAAGGATCTCAAAGCGGGTCAGGGAGCGGTTGTACATCTTCAGGCGATAGATCCAAATATCGCAGTCATTGGAGCCGATGCGCACATTCTGAGGTGCGGACTGCATCCAGCTATCCGTAGCGGTGTACGGGAAGGCCCTTGAGGGAACGCCCTCAAGCCAGACGGTAGCCAGCTTGTTTTCGTTGGCGGCCTCCACGTTGAGGTCCATTTCAATCTTGCGGTCCTCACAATACGGGATCTGAATTGCAGTCAGCTCAGAGCTGAAAACGGCCTGCTGCGCCTGAAGCCGCAAGCCGATATTGCCGGATACGTTGGTGAGGAATTCAGCATCATAGTTTCGGACGTTGACGGCCCTGAACACAGCCTTGATTTCCTTACCGGCGGTTGCGGCGTTATCGTCAAAGAAGCTGCGGTCAAGCTCAACGTAGGTACCGCGTCGGACCACAAAGCCGGTGACGCCCTCTGCGTCAATCTGGAAGCCGCCGTTGATCCAGTCAAAGTTGCTGCTGAAGGTCAGCGGGTGATTATTCCCGTTCCCGTCTGTGTAACCGAACTGCGCCGCGTTGTTTTCGCTGTTGCTATGCCCGGTAGGGTCAAGGTCCAGCACAAGGCCAGAGGTGACAGGATGAATGTCATAGCCCAGCGAAGTACAGGTCACGGTAATAGGCGCGGTCACGCCGTCGCCGTTTCGGATAGACAGGTTGATAGTGCCGACGGTGGTAGCGCGGTACGCCCACGTCTGAATAGAGCGGTCAACGGTCAGGGTGGACAGTGTGTTATAGCCCTCCATGAGCCGGACCGTGGCCGTGGTACTCTGCGGGTCATAAACCATGTAACTGATGCTGCCGGTAGCAAACTGCTGAATTTCCAGCTCATCTTCATACACGGCAATAACCGGCGTGGTGTTGTTCAGCTCAGTCCAAATGCCGACGTGACGCAGGACCGGCGTAGTGATGATTTCACCGCCGCTGTTGGCCTCCATCCACGCAGTCACGATATGGGAGCCGTGGGACAGCTCAAGAGCCGCCGGGTCAATCGTTGTGGAAACAGAGCGGCCCGTAGTTTCCACCTCACGGGTGTAAACCTCAGTGCCGTCAACCGTCATGCGGATAGTCTTGACGCCTTCGCCGGTGGGCGTCAGGCGCACGGTCAGCACATTGGAGCCGTGGAAGGCCAGAGTACCCAGATTCCACGTCAGATCATACGTGGAAACGGTGACAGTCCATGTGAAGGACTTGTTGTTGCCGTAGGCGTCCTCAATGGTGAGCTTCACGCTGTTTGCGGCTGCGGGAGTGAGGAAGCGCGTCACATCGAAGGAGCAGTCACCCTGCGCCACCGCCTGTGTAGCTACCTTCGTTCCGTTCACGCGCCAGATCGCGGAGCCGTCACCGATTGCCTCACCGTCCTCACTGTCCACAGCGGACCAGCTATAGAGAATGACAGCCGCAGATCCGTTCATAATAGAGAAGGACCGGGCGGGCAGCCGGTTTGTAATGCGGATTGTGGAGCCAGCGCCACCGCCGCCACCTCCACCGCCGCCGGAGAACGGGCCGAGAGGACCGGCGACAACCTCACCGTCAGAGGTCAGATACAGGTATCCGTCCTCCGTATAGGCGTCGTCAACCTTGCCTTCCAGCACGGTTTTCATGCTGTTGAAGTCCTCCGCAAATTCATTGATGGAGGCCACGGCCTCTGTTGCGTCGGTCAAGGCCTGCTCTGCGCGGCCAGCCGCAGCGTTTGCGGCGTTGGCAGAGCTTGCCGCAGTGGAAGCGTTTGCGGCGGCCTGCCCGGCGCTTGCTTCGGCGTTCTGGGAGCGGGTATTTGCCGCCGTGGCGAGAGCTACGGCGCTGTCAGCAGCGCTACGGGCGTCAGCCGCTTCCTGCTCTGCGAGAGCGGCAGCGGCCTCAGCGCGGGCAGCGTTACCGGCCACCGCGTCCTTGAACGTCTTGATTTTCATGTTGTAGGTTTCTTCCTCAGAGGAAACAAGCAGAAGATCATCGTCCTGTGCTTCTTCCAGCGTGGCAAAATCTACAATTCTTTTGTCAGCCATAATAGACCTCCTTCATTTATTCGTTTTCACCGGGATCAGTAGGATCGGAATTGCCGGAGCCGCCGCCGTCAAGTGCGTTCAGCCGGTCATAAATGTCAATCAGCGCATCTTCAATATCGGAGATAGTGCTTTGAAGCGTGGCAATATCCGTGCTGTGCTGCCCCACCGTTGTTTCCAGCGCGGAAACGCGGCTTTGCAGATCGGATATATCGGACTGTGCCTGTGATATATCCGAAGCATGGGTGCCGGACGCTGTTTGCAGGCTTGTGATATTGCCCTCTGCGGTCTGTACTCTGCCGGACAGGCCGGAAATGTCAGAGGTGTGACCGCTGACGGCAGTATTCAAACTGCCGATTGACGTTGTATGCCCTCCCACAGTCGATTCCAGCGCGTCCACGCGCTGTGAAAGAGCTGCGGGGGAAGATTGCTCAAGCGAGGCGATACGCTCGCTCAGGGCGCTTTCTGCGCCTTCTGCGCGGGTTTTCTCTGCTCCTATGGCCGAGCTAAGGCTTTGCTCAACGCCGCTTGCGCGGTCAATCTCAGCTTGCAGGTCGGCGTCGTTGACCTTTTCTTCCAGATCAGTTGCCGCCCGTGAGATAGCGCCGTTCAGCTCTTCCGTGGTCTGCTTCAGGCTCTTGATTTCAGAAAGATACGGATATTCGGCGCTCAGCTCTTCGCTGTTCGGTGCCTGAATATCCGCTCTGAAATTATGGTCCAGCGTGAGCTTCGCGCCGAACATGACGCTGTGGACCATATCACCGATTTTTACTTGATCGCCCAGCTCTGTTGCCGGGTCATACAGGGCCTTTGTCGCCGTATAGGGGAAATACACCAGCCCATGATAGGCTGCGTACAGGTCGTTGCAGATGCCCTGCGTAGCGTAGGGGTTGCCCTCAATCGTGAGCGTTGCGCCGGTGTCGTCACCCGCTGTGTAGGTTTCGCCGTCGTCGCCGGTCATGGTGACGCGGCTGATCGTCAAGGCGCTGCCTTTGGTTATCTGACCGCACACAACGGGAATGTTTATCAGGCCTTCCGGGTAAATGGCGTGGGCCGCGTTCTCTTCGGTATCCCACACAAGGAAGTAGCCTTCCGGGGTGACTACCCGATTGCCGTACTCATCCGTGATGTAATACGTCCGAGGGATCACAGACGCGGGCTGCTCTCCGACAGGGGCGGGCAGAACGGCGTTAAACACCTGCTGTTCTTTGTAGATCAGCAGGTGTCCGTCAGCCGTCTTGATTTTTTCATAATCCTCATCAATGACGTGGAAGGTTTCATCCGGCGCGGTGGTGAGCGGGACCAAGCGCAGGAGGTTTTCTTCCGTGATGATCCAGTTGCCGCCGTGACAAGCGCCGATATAGCCCAGCACCTGAGCCATCGTCTTACCGGAGGGATATGGGACCACATAATCCGGCCCTGTACGGATCACCGTTCTTTCGTCGATACCGACGCCGATACGGTAGGCCACTTCTTCCACGACGGATTTCATGGACTTAGGCCAGTTGCCGGAAGTGTCCGTGCCGTCAAGGTAGTCCTGATTTGTCTTGAGCATTGCATCATAGCAATCTACAGTGACAAGGCCTTCAAAGCTGGTGTCCCGCTGGTCGATATAGAAGGTGCCGAATTCCATCCATTCTGAGGCTGTCTTTTCATTGAAGATGCGGCCCCAGATAACGACAGGTGATTTCGCATTGATGGGATCGTCGGTGAGGATAGACAGATTCAGTGTAGCTGAAATGCAGTTGCCCACCGACAGGGGGGCGGCCATAAGTGACCGGTCAATGATCGGCGCGGAGATTTTCAGGTAGTCCTTGTTATTGATCCGCGCCTTTGCGTCAAAGGTGAAGCGGCCACGGGCGGCCAGCTTCACCCACCTATCACTTCTTTTCCTCATGCCGCGTCACCTCTCTGTCATGTTGAAGGTGCAGCCGTCATACACGGTAATTCCGTCAGACTTGATGTACTTCTGTGCGCCGTAGGTGAGCGTCGAGGTGTAATAGGTTTTCGTGAGAATACGGTTGGTTTTCGGGTCAAGGAAGGTAATGTCGGTGTATTCACCGTCCACGTCCTGCGCTATGGATTTCATAATCAGCTCAGGCAGGCGATTGAATTTCACAGTCCATTTGTCCTTCTGGGCAATCCTTGCACGGTACATAAGGCCGTCAAGGAGGTTGCGCCCGCTGCCGTCCGCGTCAAGGTCGTTTCTCACCGGCTGAAGGCCGTCGTCCGCGAGGAAGGCGGTATAGTCGTGATTTCCGATTTTGAATACAGGCTTCAATGTGCGCACCTCCTATCAGGTCACAAGCGGGGACTGCCCCACCATGCGAGTTCTACGGTTGATCTCCTTGACCGTCATTTCTGCAATGGCCGCCTTGTCGAGATTGACCGTTGTACCGCTGTAGTTCTGGATTGCGGTAACAATAGCGTTGGTAGCGTTCATCACTACCTGAGTGACGACGCCTGCCAGCTCATCATTCGAGGCCTCAATAGCAGATCCTACGTCAGAGCTTGTACCGCCCGCAGCCGCTGCGGCCTTATACGGGACAAGGCCACGTGCCACCGCAGGAGCGGTAAAGGTGACAGTCTTTGCAATGGCCTGTAGCCGGTCAAGCATGGAAGTGAAGCTATCAGTGATCGTGTCCGCAAAGTTTGTCATAGCACCGTCAACCTGTTTTGTCGGTACGATGTTCTTTATGGCATAATCACCGGCGTTCATTTCCTCTGCGATAGCGTCAGCCACGCCGGACACGCTTTTGAGGATTTCGGGCTGAGAATCTTCCACACCTTCACCGACGCCGTAACCGATATTCAAACCGATTTCGTCACGGAACAGCTTAGACGGGGAGTGAATACCCAGCGCAGACTTTGCAGCGCTGAGCAGGCTGCTTGCAAGGCTGCTGACCTTGTTTTTCAGCCAGCTCCACCCGTTACTGATACCGTTGCTGATACCATTACAGATATTGCTGCCGATGCCGGACCAGCCCTGATTTTGGATCGTGTTTTTGATCCCGCTCCACGTGGAGGAAGCCGTACTCTTGATGCTGTTCCATGTAGAGGACAGTGAGGACTTGATACCGTTCCACGTAGAAGAGGCGGTGGACTTCATGCTGTTCCACGCGCTGGAAGCGGTGGACTTCATGCTGTTCCATGTGGAGGAAGCCGTACTCTTGACGCTGTTCCACGTGCTGGACAGTGTAGATTTGATGCCGCTCCATACGCTTGAGGTGGTAGACTTGACGCTGTTCCACCCATTGCTGACCGTGGATTTCAGGTTGTTCCACGTGGAGGAAGCTGTACTCTTGACACTGTTCCACGTGCTGGACAGCGAAGATTTGACGCTGTTCCAGACACTTGAGGTTGTGGACTTGACGCTGTTCCAGCCATTGCTGACCGTAGACTTCAGGTTATTCCACGTAGAAGAGGCCGTGGATTTGACGTTGTTCCACGTAGAGGACAGCGAGGACTTGACGTTATTCCAGATACTTGAGGTGGTGGATTTGACGTTGTTCCACCCGCTGCTGACCGTGGACTTCAGGTTATTCCACGTAGAAGAGGCCGTACTCTTGACGTTGCTCCATGCAGAGGACAGAGAGGATTTAACACTGTTCCAGACGCTTGAGGTAGTGGACTTGATATTGTTCCACCCGCTGCTGATAGTGGACTTCAAATTATTCCACGTGGAGGAAGCTGTACTCTTGATGCCGTTCCACGCAGAGGAAAGCCCGCTCTTGATACCGTTCCAAATGCTTGAGGTGGTAGACTTGACGCTATTCCATGCGGAGGAAACGCCGCTTTTTACGGCGTTCCAGCCTGTAGAGGCGGCAGACTTGATGCCGTTCCACGCGCTTGATACGGTACTCTTGACGCCGTTCCAGATGCTTGAGGTGGTGGACTTGATGCTGTTCCATGCAGAAGAAACACCGCTCTTGACAGCGTTCCAGCCGCTTGAAGCTGCGGATTTCAGGCCATTCCACGCGCTGGACACCGTGCTTTTCACGCTGGACCAAGCAGAAGAGGTCCACGATTTGACGCTGTTCCACGCGGAGGAAACACCTGTTTTGACGGCGTTCCAGCCCGCAGAGGCGACAGACTTGATGCCGTTCCACGCGCCGGAAACGGTACTCTTGATACCGTTCCACACCGTAGAGGTTATGGACTTGATGCCCTCCCAAGCGGCAGAAATGAGGCTCTTCAGGCCTTCAAAAGCGCTGGTGAAGAATTCCACGATTGCGTGCCATGCGTTGGAAATACCCTGAAGCAAGCCTTCAATCAGGTAGCCGCCGATTTCGGCAAAGACCGTGGACGGAGAGTGAATACCGAAGAGGTTTTTCACCCAATTCACCACAGGATCAACAAGGTTTTCCTTCAGCCACGTGCCGACGCTGCGCATGGCGTCACCAATGCCCTTGAAGAAGCCAGCCACGCCGTCAAGGCCGATAGCCTCAAAAAGACTTGCAAGAATGTCAGCGATACCACCAAGAAGGCCGGTGATAATACCGGGGATCTGAGTAATGAGGCCAGCCAGCGCGACAGCTAAGGTCTGAAGGATGCCGCCCCAATCAATGTTTTCGATCATGGAGCCGATAGCTGTACCGATGCTTCCGCACAGATTCTGGATCATGTCAGCCCAGTTGTATTCTGTGAAGAGCCTGCCTATCAGGGTCAGAACGCCGGTGATTGCGTTGCTGAGGAATTGACCGAGGGATGAGCCAAAACTTGCCCAATCAATATCTGTGACAAGACTTTCAAGGCAGCCCCAAATTTCATCAGCCAGTCCGGCCCAATTTATCTGCTTGACGAAGCCGTTGAGCAGGTTGAAAGCACCGATGAAAGCGTTGCCTATCAGGGTCACACAGTCGGAGAAAAGGCCGCTCCAATCAATCCCGTTGATGAATTCAGCCACCTTGCCGCCTACGCCGTCCCAATCGAAGTTTGTAATGGCGGCGTTGATGCTCTGCAAGACGGTACGGAAGCCCTTAGACAGAGCCTGACCGATCTTGCCGAAGTCGATAGCCGTAATGAAGCCGCTGATTGCTTTTGACAGGTCGCCGGTACACTTCACCCAATCCACGGCATTGATACCGCCCATGATGAAGTCATAGATGCCATCACCAAAGGCCTTGCCGTCAAAGGTTTCAAAGAAGCCGGTGAGGAATTGCATTAGAATAGCCAGCTTCGCGGTGAGGATAACGCCGAGGTTGCCCCAATCAACGCTTGTAATGACGTTGTTCAGGAGTGTAGCCAAGTCGGAGCCTACAGCCTTCCAATTAAACTTCTTGATGAAGGTTGCAATGAAGGTCAGCGCACCGTTGAGGTAGTAGCCGATCTTCTGACCGATACCGGCCCAATCCACGGAGGCTACCATCTTATTGAGCTGTTCGGCAAGCGTAGTAGCTGCCGCAGCCCAATCACCGGCCTTGATCTGCTCCACCATGAGCTTTGCCCAATCGGGCAGCTCAACGTCGGGCAGCTCAGCGCCTATGTCACCACCGCCGCCACCGCCGCCGCCACTGTCAGAGCTGTTGTCATTCAGAATGTTCAGCTCATCAAAGGAAGCAAGCTGCCGCTTCAGGTCCTTTGCAGCGTCTGCGGCTGCGCCGCCTGCGCCGCTGATTGCCTTCTGTGCGCCTTTGCTGAATACACCAAAGAGCTTCAAGAAGGCGGTGACGTAGGCCACGGCCTGCGCCACAAGGTTTATGAGCTTCGTGATAATCGGCCCAAGCAGGTTGCCGATGCCGGACCAGCACGAAGAGAGAGTGCTTGCAAGCTGCTGATTCTGCGCCATGTAGGCGCTCACAGCTTTACGGAGAAGCGCATAGACGCCACGCGCACCCAAAAGGCTGAGCGTGAATTTCTTTGCGCTTGAAATGAGGCCGCTAAACTGCCCCTTCATGGACTTGCTGTGTGTCAGCATTTTTGCCATGTGGGACGCGGCTGATCTGATACCGGATACCAGCGCACCAGCCGCCGACGCTGCCGCCCTGCCGATAAAGGAAGCTACCCGGCCAGCAGCAGAGGCCAGACGCCGCATGATCCCTTCAGACTGACTTGTACCGGCCTGCATTTCCTGCAAGCGGGCATTTGCCGCCGAGAGTGTAGCTTCCATTTGCGCGTACTGCGACGTGTCAACGCCCATTTGGAAGGCGCTGCCGGAAGCCTCATACTGCTGCTTCAGAGCAATCAGCTCATGGTACTTGTTTGAAACAAGCTCCATGTCATATTGCAGGGACTTCCACTGAGCGGAATTTTCATTGACGCCCAGCGCCTGCATTTTCTCCTGACGGTCAAGCAGAGCGTCAAACTTCTGCTTTGCCTTTTCGGCCTCCGCACAGATTGCTTCATACTCCTGCGTGGGGTACTTCGTTTGTCCTACCCGGTCAAGGCGCTCTTGCAGCTCAGCGATTTTGCCTTGAAGCGTGGAGGCCTTGCCCTCAAAGGTTGCCATAGCACTTTCACTGCCAGACATAGCCTTTTGGAAGGTCGGCTCAAGGCGCTCAACGCTGGTATTCACCGCGTCGATTTCACGCTGAAGCTCAGATGCCTTTTGCGTGGTGCCGCCCATGTTGACCTGCGGGCCTGCCGTTTCGCCGGTTGGTCCGGCGTTCCGTAGCTCTTCCATAGCCGTTTCCAGCTCATGGACCTGCGCTTCAAGCGCAGCTACTTTATCTTCTGCACCGCTTGTATTGATCTCCGGTGTGAGCGGCTTTGTGAAAAGCTCTGTCAAGGTCGTTCTGAGGTTTTTCACCTCATCGGACAGGGCCTTGATAGCCGCAAGCAATTCAGCACTGCCAGCCTTAAAACCATCCGTAGATAGTTCAGTATCAATGATAATAGAGCCGTCAGCCTGACCTGCCATTTAACCACCTTCTTTCTTAACCGAGCAGCGCGTTAAGCCTATCCTTTTCTGCCTGTTCTTCCGCTGAGAGCTTCGTTTTGAGAACACAAAGGCCCTTGTTGGAAGTCCAGAATTCCCGTTCCCATTTCTCAAGTTTTTTGCCCTTCGCCTTTTTCAGACGAATACTCAGCACGTTAGAAAAAACGCCCTCCGAGATTTCCATGTAGTAGCCCATGAAGGTCCACCAATGGACGTAATCTGCGGAGCGCGTTTCAAAACCGGCAACCTTATTGATTGCGGGGAACATGATAGCTTCGTCCTGCTCCCAATCCATGACGCGGGGGCTTTTTCGGGGATCTTCCTCTTCGCCGTCCTCTACGTTGTGGTCTATGAATCGGATAGCCTCTTTGAAGGCCTCTTCGTAGTCGCGGCGCGGGATTGCGTCAAAGTCCTCATAGAAAATGAAAAGGCAGATATACACCTTTTCATCGTCCTCAAGCTCAGGATCGGAAAAAGCAGTGACGATTTTCAGAATATCCCGGAAGTCCGTGCGCACGTCGTATTCAACGCCATGCACACAGACGGTCCGGGGCAATTCACCTATCATTTTCTGCCGTTCTTATGCTTGCCGGTCCGGGCTGCGTAACCGTGGGTATAGCGGTCAACACGGGAATTGACCTTCTTGACCTCACGGGCAAACTGCCGGGAGATATAGCCGCCGACAGCCTGAAGGGCGTTTTCACAGTAGAAATGGCCGTTGATGGGAGAAAACGGGTGCATCGCGCCGAAGAACGCCTCAGACATATTGCCGCCGAAGAGCTTGTCACAGGCCGCGTAAAGCAGGCCTTCAGCCTCTTTCATAGCCGCAAGCTCAGCGTCGTTCTTCTCATCCACGGTGCCGTCCGGCTTGATGTTGACGCTTTCCAGCGGCGCGGTGATCTTGTCGAAGTCGTCGGCCAGCTCATTGAAACGGTCAATGATACCGAGGTCGGTAGGCCGGAAGAAGAAAACGCCGATTTCCTCACCCTGCTTGTTGCGGATAGGGACCCTAACGCTACCGTCGTCAACGATGATCTCATTGACAAACTGCTGATTGTTCTGATTGTTGATTTCTGCCATAGTAAAAGCCTCCTAATATGAAAAATGTGGGGCGGCCTTGTCAGTATTAAGACCGCCCCTTGTGTAGCTTAGTTGCCGGTGCCGGTGCTGCCGGTGCCGGTGCTGCCGGTGCTGGTGGTCGGGGTGAAGGTCTTTGCGGAAGTGTCCCACGTACCCTTCACGCGGTTGCCCGCGTTGTACACGGAGAAGGGGATCTGGACGCCGGAGGTGTCGCCACCCACGGAATTCGGGACCACCCACACATCTTCCTTGTAGGCCCACTCCACGGTGCCGTCCGCGTTCAGCAGCACGTCAACCTTCGTAGTAACGCAGTCGTCGCCGGTCTTGCGCTCGTTCGCAATCTCAGCCAGCGCCTCAAACATGGGATCGCCGGTGTATGCGTAGAACGGATCAACCTCAGACTGCACCTCATAGCCGTTGTGCTGAACATTCTGCTCACCGAGAATGTTCTTCTGGACCTCAACATCGGGGTTGAGTTCCTCGACGTACTCTTCAAGGTCCTTGCCCAGACGAACATAGTTCGGGGTGGTACCGCCGAAAGAGGCGTCAATGAAATGCGCAAGATACTTGCGTTCGATTTTCATAGTTTCAGCTCCTTATCTGTCAAATTCGTTTTCGTAGGTCAACCGGGCTGTGATGATCCAGTCCTCAACGCCGTCCTGATAAACGCCGTTGATATAGGCAGGAGAAGAACGGCTGATTGACCTGATAATGCGGTTTCCTGACGCAAGCGCCGGATATGCGGCAAGCCGGTGTTCGGTGCCGTTGAGAGTGACGGGCTGCTGTTCAAGCCACTTGCCCAGCGCGTCAAGGTATTCCTTGATTCTCATGCGCTGAGCTTCAGACTTCGGGGCAGCGCGGTAAATCACGCTGAAGGGGTACAAGCATACCTGCGTCACGTGACCGGTAACGTCCTCAGTGTCACGCAGAAACGCCGCGCCGGTGGTCGGGAAAAATCCCATGCCGGACGCTTCGCCCAGCGTAGCAAACAGAATACTCTGACCTTTGGAGAGGCCGGGAAAAGTATTCAGAAGCGTCAGGAGGACCTTGCTGACGGCCTCAGTGCCGTCAATGTCAATGACTGTTTTTGCAGGCATGATTATTTACCTCCCATGATTTCCGCAACACCTTCAATCCAGAATTGCTTGTTCTGCTGTTTGGCGTGTTCAAACCATTCAGGGACGGCTTGCGGGTTAGAATAGGTCAAGGCCCTTGCGGTAGGTATCAGCTTCGCGCCCTTGCGGAAACGAAGGATATACTCACCGGGGCCTGTGGGAATTTTACGGGGGCCTTTGCCGGTGACGGAATCCACCATCACCTTGCCACGGTACAGATAACCTGCATAGGGACCGGGGAAAATGACTTTCTTCCCGTCGTCCTCCGTATGGGACCGCTGCTGCAAGCTGCCCGTGAGAAGGGGCATACAGGCCCTGCTATCCTCAAGGACACGATCACCCAGCCACTGCTGCGCCCGTTTGTGGCGCTGCTCAAAGGCCCGCAGGTCAAGCGTAACGTGTACGCCGCCGTTGTCATACGTGATATTCGGGAAGTCAGACACGTTTACCTACCTCCGATCTCAAAGTGCGGCAGCAGGCCGTAGAACGCGGCTGAGCTTATCATATAGATACCGTCATGCGCAGCGTTTAGGGCGTGGTACAGGCCTTCGTCGTAGTCCTCATCGTCAATGGGCGTCAGGTCAGCCCATGCGCCATCAAAGATGAAGTCTTGCTCAGGCGTGAAGGTAATGCAGCTTGCAGGATCTGCGCAGCCTGCGTATTCCTTCGGCCCCGTGTAGCTCTTGCCGCCCGCGCTGGTGGTAATCACCTTTGCGGCGGTGCAGTTGATAAGAATATCAACCGCGTCAGCGTTGTTCACGCCGTCGGTTGTGCGGGTGCTTGCCTTCGCGGCAATCAGATCCGCACCGGAGATAACCGACGGATACCACAGCCCGGTCTGCTTGTGATAGTTAAATACCGTTATCGTACTCTGGAACATTCCGTACACCTCCTGCGTAAAGCAGATTGACGCCGTTTGCATCGGGAATGTTTGCC